AGGGCGTCTTCGATAATTTTCTTATTGGAAAGATTATATTTTATTTCCTGACAATACTTTCTAAAGGCTTCGATCTGCTGCTCTTTTGTTAACATAATTTGCCTCCTTGTAAGTTTCGGATTATGTTAGTAGTTTTTAATCCCTTAACCAATAACATATTAGGCTTGTTTTGCCTTATAAACTTACTACCCAAAACCACCCATAGAATTTTCCTCATAATATTCTATTTCGTAATCATTTAGTTCCAAATTGGAGTCATTAGTTGTCGTATCCATGTCCAAATCAGACATAATTTCATCAATTCTACTATAATCAGAAGAATCATAAATTCTCATTTGCTCCTCCAGAAGTTTACTATGGTAATATGGAAATAAACCCAGAATAAATTAATTCCGAAAGATGCTAATCGAAAGTAAGGAGGTATATTTTCAGGATCATCGGAGTCTATTAGAATTGAGAAGGTTATACCAAGTAACCACATTTTTTCAGGATAGTAATTAACTACTTTACCCATAGAAATGAATCCATACTTTGAATCTAGTGTCATGTTAATCCTCCTTAGTTATATATTTCTTCTATTGGCCCCACATGAAGTTGAATATTTTTGTAAGTAGAAAACTGCTCTTTTAATTCATGGCCTTTGAACCCTCCTATAAACTTCCAAAGCCCTGCCTTCCAAGACCACAGTTCATAGTATTTTTCAAAGAACATTACTTACCTCCCTGCCTTCTTAAGTTCTTTACGAATCCATGCCAAATCTTCAGCATTAGGTTCGTCCCTTCCAACTTTCTGCATCCGCTTAGTGATAATTAATTCAATTATCTGATCGTCCATAGAATCTGTATAACTTGTTTCCTGATATGCTTCTATCGGGTTGATTATCTTTAGCTTCCCTTCAAGTACATACTTTGTCTCGTCCAGCCCATTAGTGAAGGGAGTTACCTTTCCCTTCACTAACTGGTAATACTTTCCGTAGGCCACATAAATATCACGGCCTTTACCTTGTACTGGAGCTAAGGAAGCTATTATTCTCATAAGCAACCCTCCATAGACATTGCTTCTATCTCTTCAAGTTTATTAGAGACTGCGTTCTGTATAGCATCTTCAGGTCGGTATATAGCAAAGAGTCTTTCACTCTCATCTATATAATCCCACATCCTTGTGGAATTAAAGTTAGGAGTCCCGATCTTATTATACTCAGCTTCTTCCAGATAACAGCTAAGATGATAGAGCATCTCTTCCATTACAGCACCTCCACCAGAGAATTGTTGATTGTAACGTAATTGTCAGGATTCACTTTATAGTCTGCTTTCATTATCTCGTACTGCATCTTGCTGATACATTCAGCCCAAGTAATAAGCCCTTCATCATACTGGCACTTAAACTGCTGAATCATTTCTACAATTTCTGTCAAATAATTTGTCTCCATAATTTCCTCCTTAGAACTGTAATGTTTTGGCTGGGCCGTAGCAGTATTTAACCCCTACTGCTTTACTGAGATCGACGGTGTTTGAAATGAAAGGGACATGCTTCCAATCTTCGTTTTTAAATCTTATGAAGCAGACTGCTTTCTGAGGTTCTATCCTGTTATCTTGGAGCCATCTACTAACTTTCTTCCAATCAATTCTAACCATCGTCTACCTCCTTATAATTTGTTTGTTTATTCTGTCTCTGGTGCTCGGTGTTGCACCGGTTGTACCACGCCGAAAACCGGCTGTCAACTCGGGCTAATTATACAAATCCGCTATTCTTTAATAGAGGCGTTTTTTCTCGTTATTCATGAGGCTATGGTTCGTAGCAGGGTATATAATTATATTAAAGGGTTGCGAATACCCTAGCCACTTTAGTTTGCTTAAAAATCCCCTCTATTAAAAAATAGCGAGTTTGTATAATTAGCTGACTGGACGGTGGCGTTTTCCCGTGGTACAACCGGGGTGCGTTTCGGGGAACACCGATAAATATTAGTCCTTAACGGGAATTATCGCAAGAGAGGAGGAAGAAGATGAAAAGAGCAAGAAACAAGAAGAAAGATAAAACATTTGCTCCAGTATCGAAACTTTTAAAAACAAGACCTCATTTGCTATTTCAAGATGATTTAATAATAACTTCCAAGGAAATTAATAAGATACATGAAATGTTCTACAAAGCTAAGAATATAACAGAAGATCCAAGAGTTACAAAACTATTTATAGAAGAAACTAATTAAGATAACGAGCACATAAACGGCAAGAAGAAGTTCCAAATAAATTTTTGGAGGTAGAAATATGAAAAGAATTTATAAATACAAAGTAACACTAAAATCAGGAGTAGCGAAATTAGTAACTTCCTGTTTGTCAACAAAAGAAGAGATATATGAGTACATACAACGTAGAAATTACAGAGTAAATTTCATAAAAAGCAAACCAGAAGTTATAGTAGAGGAACAAGGTTTCGAAGAAACAGATGATAGATGGATTGACGACTTTACCGTAGTAGAAACTCTTCCAAGAGTTATAAAAAGCAGACCTAGAAAAAACAAAATTCAATATAAAGTTTCAGATTTGTTTAAATACAGAAAAGTAGCACAATTAACTAATGCTTTAGCAGAAACTAATTTCTCTTTTCTTGAAAGTGAAGAATCTTTCAAAGATGCTTTATTAAAAGAAACTTACAGAGAAAATAAAAGAGATAAAGTTGCAAAGCTAGCAAGAAGTTTGAGAAAAGCAATGCCGACACTGACAATAGAAGAGACAGAACACCTTGTAGATACTTATCGAAATCTTAAAGCCCGTAGAAAAGAAAAGACAGAGTTATTAGAAAGTATTGACGAACAAAGCAGACTATTCCCCTTAAATCAAGAAACATATGCTTATTTATTAAATAAGCTCTTCGCAAGGAAAATAAAAACCATTGCCATCTTTTCAATAGGATTAGAAAATACATATGGGAGAAGCAGAAGAAATATTAGTCTTGAAGACTTGTTTAAATATTCCTTTTCAACAAGAATTTATTCAAATAGTATAAAAGCCTCTCTTAAAAAGGAATAATTTGTATATAAATTTCACCGACTTGACAGGCGTTTCTCGGTGTGGTACAACGGGCTTGTCGATGCGACAGGCTTAAAAATTATAGGAGGAAAATTATGAAGAGATACATTAGTTACACAATTAATTTCTTACTTATATTAATCGTATGGTTCGGATTTGTTGATGGAAATATTTATGCACAAAAGTTATCTAAGTTTGTCTTGTGGTTCTTATGTATAATATGGCTACTTATTACAATAACTAGCCATACTCCTGAAACATCTTCTGCTTTAAAAAATTCTTACAATCCAAAGAAAAGCAGAATGTTATTGCTTCTGCCTGATGTTGTGATATGTTTAATTCTTGCAACAATGGGAAATTTCTTTTATGCTGCTCTTGCTATATTTCAAGGAATGTTAAGTGATATGATGTTTGTCAAGTCCAAGACGTTGTGGGAGGTATCATGCAAAAACTCGACTGGTTACTCAAACTCAGTAGAATAAGACAGGATGATTTCAAAAACGATCCTTCTAGTGAATTAACTATAAACGCATTATCCCAGATATTAAAAAATCCAGAAAATGTTCCTAAAATTGGAACCGAAGATTATGAATACGCTCTGGACGCTATGATACACATACTTCCAAATGTATCTTCAGATAAAGCAAAAGCAATCATGAAACTTGTGTCAGTATGCTATTTCGGTAGTAAATTTCTTGATAAAACTACCGAGAACAGGGAAGGAGTATTGGACGCATATAAACAATTCAAAACCGAGAATATGGAAGGGGCTTCTAAAAATTCCGAAATTCTTAACCAAATTCTAACTTTGAGAAAGGGGGATTATGGGCAGATAAAGAAACTTATTGAAGAATCACTTATTTCAAATGAAGTTGACACAGTAGTTAAAGCATGTAAAAAAATAATAGCTATTGAACAAGAGGTAGAAAGTTTTACAGACAGAGTTTATGAAGCATAATAAAAATTATAAGGAGAATAAACTATGAAGCCGAGAGAATTGAAAACAGTATTGAAAGCCCATGTAGAAGCCCGTCAGCCAGCAATTATAGTATCAGAACCTGGACTCGGTAAGTCTGCTATTGTTAATCAGATAGCAGAAGAATTGGGATTCGACATAGAATTCAGCCATCCTGTAACTGAAGATCCCACAGACCCTAAAGGTATGCCGTGGTGTTGGAGTGATGACAAAGGGATTCGTGCAGACTTTATCCCCTTCGGTACTATTGAAAAGCTTGTAAAAGCAAAGAAGCGTACTATCTGGATGATTGATGATCTCGGTCAGGCTCCTCTTATGGTACAGGCTCCTTATATGCAGTGGTTCCACGCAAGGAGAGTTAACGGGCATATCCTCAGTGACAATGTCTCCATCCTTGCAGCAACTAACCGTAAGCAGGATAAGTCTGCTTCTAACGGAATTATCGAAGCTCTTAAGAGCAGATCAGGAATTTACAATCTTGAAGCAGACCTTGAAGATTGGTGCCAGTGGGCATATCAGAATGAAATTCTCCCTGATATTATTGCCTGTCTCCGTGCAAATTCACAGATCCTCTGTCAGTTCAAGCCTACCACGGATCTTGTTAATTCGCCTTGTCCTAGGTCTTGGCATCTGCTTTCCAATATTCTCAAGCAGGGAGTTCCTGAAGCTCTTGAATATGAAATTTCTTCCGGTCATGTTGGAGAAGCCGCTGCTACCTCATATATCGGATTCCGTAGAATTGCAAACAAGCTCAGTGGAAAGAATCATCCTGACTATATCATCATGAATCCTGAAGATGGCGGAATCCCTGCTAATGAAGGGGAAGCTAATATTCAGTATGTTATCTGTACTACTCTTGCTAGGAAGGCTTCAGGAAATACAGTAGACAGGATCGTTACTTATGCAGACAGGCTTCCTGAAGAGTTCAGCGTTCTGCTTATGAAGGACACAATCAACTTCTTCCCCAAGGCTACTTCTTCTAAGACATATCTTAAGTGGGCACAGAAACACGCCGAAGTTCTGTTCTAGGGGAGGTTATTATGTTTATACATAAAACCTTTGGAAAAAACTTCACAAGAAAATGGTATATGTGTATTTTGGTAGTATTTATAAATGGAATTTGTGAAGTTATAGACGGAAGTATAGCCATAATATCTCTAGGAACCTTACAATCAAGTTTATCAATTAACTGGTTGTTCTGGTTTGGTCTCAAAGAAGCTAAAGCCAAGCTACGGTAGGGACGCAAAGCGACCCATATACTGTACAAAAACTATGGAGGTAAAATTATGGAAACGACAAAGGCTATGTTAATTAATGTATCAGTAGGAAAACCGGATTTCAGAAAGTATGACAAGACAGCAACGCAAGTAGTAGCAGAAAAGTATGATGTAAAGATGGATGTTGGAAGATATAACAAATCTCTCATAGATAGAGCACCTTTGAAACCCATTGAACAGGCAGCAGGAAGAATACGAGGATATTTCTACAATAATACTTATCCCTACATGGATGAGGGGCCACGATTGCTTGCTACTATGGACTTCCCTAAATTTAGTGAGAAACTGAGAGAACTTATCAACGAGTATAATACTCTTGTTGAAAGCTTCATAAAGAAGTATCCTGAATACTACTCTGAGGCTCAGAAGACTCACAAGGGATTGTTCAACGCAGCAGAACTTCCCGACCCTAACAATCCTACCGCATTGCGTAACAAGTTTTATGTGAGTGTTTCAATTCTTCCAATCCCTGAGAAAGGTAAGGATCTGAGGCTTGAACTTCAGGAGGAAGAGAAGGAAGAAATTAAGAAGATCATGGAGGAAAATTTCAAGAAGTCTGAAGAGAATTTCACAAGAGCTTTATGGGAAGATTTGTATAAAGCAATAAGTCACATGGTAGAAAGATTGTCCGATCCTGACAAGGAGTTTAAGAACTCTCTTGTTGGGAATATCATGAAGCTCTGTGAAACTCTTCCTAAATTAAACCTTACAAAGAATCCAGAGCTTGATGACATGGTACGGGAAGTAGAAAGCAAGCTCAGAGTTTCTCCTGATACTCTTAGGGAAAACAAAAGGTTTCGGGCTTCTATTGCAAAACAGGCAGATGATCTTCTCAAGAATATCTCTGGGTATGTGGAGTCATGAGAGATTCATTTCAAACTATACTTAATACATTGATGAGAATGGGCTACCATAAACAAGATGTCGTAGATAAGAGATACATGAGACACTTTGTAGCCTTTTATTATTGGTGTAAGAGAAATAGAAAGGCCTAGTAGCTCAATGGTAGAGCAGTCGCCTTATAAGCGACAGATCCTAGTTCAACTCTAGGCTAGGCTACCAAATTAAAGGAGAAAAATTATGAACGCATTAGAAATTTTTAAGGAAATGATTAAAGAGACAGGAGCAGACCCTGATAAATTTATACAAGACTTAGATAATTACAATCAAGAATTAGATAAAATAGTAAACACAATTAAAACTATAGAAATTAAGGAGGACTAAATTATGAAGCTTCTGCTTACAGAAGAAGAAACAGCTCTTTGTACTGAAGACGCAATTGATGAATTTGAAATGTTTCTAGAGGAAAAAGAAGAAGTTTTTTAGTAGAAACTACTATATCAGAACTATCCTCATTAAATTGTGGAACTTTGTGCGGAGAAGAAGAAAATTTAGCTTTTAAATATGCTACAAAGAAATATGGAGATATTAAAGTAAGAGGTTGTTATAATAAAACACGCAATAGCATTGGAACAGTTACTATGAAAATACCTAATGAAAAAGTTGGAAAAGAGATAGAAAAATTGGTATATAAGGCCCATGGAAGTTTGAGATGCGATTACACTAATGAAGAGTGGACATACTTTGAATGTGAATAACTAACATAAAGGAGTACAAATTATGACTGCTAAAGAAATTCTTTCATTAGCAAAAGCGAAACTGGTACTTAATCACCCCTTCTTTGCCTCTCTAGTATTGGGAATGAACATAGAAGAGAAAGATGCCGAATTCTTTGCTTTCGCCCCCTCTCCTACTATGGCAACCGATGGAAAGAATATTTATTACTTTAAAGAATTCGTAGAAAGTCTGACTGTAAATCAGGTAGTCGGAGTTCTTGCTCACGAAGGTTGTCATGTGGGATTCCTCCACCATACTAGAAGGCAGTCAAGAAACGTCACAGTGTGGAATATAGCCGCAGATGCCTCAATAAATCCAATACTTAAGGATTCAGGCTTTGAACTTCCAGACGACTGTATAATGGGGCCTCCTAACTGTTACGCTGAAGCAGAGTATGCAAGGTTATACAAGGAAATGAAGGGCGGTAACGGAGGCAAAGGCAACGGAAAGAAATATAAGGCTTGGGGGGAAGTAATAGATCCTTCCGGTAAGGATGGCGGGAAGGCTACAAGAGAAGAAATTCAGGCAGCAGAACAGGAAGCAAAGATTAAGATAGTACAAGCTCTTGAACAGTCTAAAAACCGTGGTAATGTTCCTGCAGGAATTGCTAGGCTTGTTCAAGAAATTCTGGAGCCAAAAGTAGATTGGAAACAGTTGCTCCGAAACCTAATAGATCAGGTTGCTAGAAACGATTATAATTGGCAGACTCCTAACAGAAGATTCATTCACTCTGGAATATATGTTCCAGGTATTAAGTCAAGAGAACTTGGAACAGTAGTAGTTGCAGAAGATACAAGCGGTTCAGTAGGACAGAAAGCCCTAGATCAGTTCAACTCAGAACTTACTAGCATAGTAGAAGAATTTGATACTAATGTATGGCTCCTTCCTACTGACGTAAAGGTACATAATCCTCAGGAGTTTACTCGTCACGACCTTCCTCTCAAAGCTAAGATTTGTGGGGGTGGAGGTACTTCCTTTCGACATCCCTTTGAATGGGTAAACGAACAGGAAATTAGCCCCACTGTAATGATCTACCTTACAGACGGATGGTGTGATGAGTTTCCTAAATTTACACCTGATTATCCAGTAATATGGGTGGTCACAGAGAATAAAAGTCTGAACGTACCTTGGGGAGATTTGATTTTCATGGATCTGACTTATAATAATGGGAGATAAATTATGGGACTCTACTGCATACATGTTAATAAATCTTGGCAAATTTCAGTCCTAGAACTGGATGAAGCTTTAGCCCTTACAAAGAAATTGTTAACTGGAAATATATCTCTAAAAACAAGTAATTCAAGACAAAAAATAATTAAGAAAGAACATTGGATTCCTTACAAAAGAGGATTTGTTGGAGCACACACCTTAAAAGTAAAAAGATTAGAAGATTTATTATCCAAAATTCTTGAAGCAGGACATACGGTAATAGTTAATAAGAAAAGTGTAGATATGTTAGCTTGGATAATTAGATATTCTGGATGGTATCCTTCTGAACTAAAAAATATATTGGCAATTTGTGCAAGGGAAGGAATAAACATAGAGCTTGTACACAACAGACTTAGGCCCTTACCACGCATCGAATTAAAGGAGTTCGACTATGTTGAATGTAAGTAATACACCAATTCTAATAGAGTCAACAGGAAGCGGGTTTACTAATAGTTATAAACATCAGATTCATACAAACTCTCAGGGAAATCCTTGTCCTGTCCTTTGCTATCTGCAAAGAGGACATACTAATGAGAAGCTAGTTTACCAGTTATTGAACGATACAAAAGGTTTTGTAGTAAGTTCAAGTGGTTATACAAATAAGATAAACGCAGTAAATAATAGAATAGAATTGTGGGGAAGATGGAACATCAATGAAATAAAAGCACTATCAGTTCCTACAAATGTTTATAAGATTGCGGAAGAGGTATACAAATGGAGAGAAGGTAGGCAATGTCACTTTCCACCCGGACATAAAGGGAAGACAATAGTTCCAGAATTAAATGACCCATGCAAAATACCAACATATATTCACCACCCTTGGATGTATGGAGCCTTTGCTCTCAGTGGAGGAGGAACCGGAGAAAAGGCGGGAGACATCTATGTATCAAAACTCTGGAAACTGAGTATGCCTCACATAAGTCAGTGGAATTCTTATACACAGACTTATGATATCCAACATCCAATAATCTTTGGAGAAGACAAGATACTTATAGAAGACGGAACCATAGAAGCTTTCAAGACAATAGGAGCAGGTAATATTCTTTGCAGGACAGTAAATGATAGGCTTGTTACTCTTACTCTTTCCTCAAAAGAACATGGAGATAAACGAACACAAGTTGGAGGAATGTTCAGACTTGGCTTAATTACTGAGGACAAGAAGGAGAATTCAAATGACTAATAAAGGAGCAGAAGAACTGCTTACTTTTCTCGGAACCCTTCCTTTCATTGTGTGGGGGGCTTTATACCTAGACAAGGAAGGGAAGATAAAAAGATCCTTACTCAATTCTCTTGAAAACGGAGACTGTTCAATACCTGACTTTAACTACAAGCTGTTAAAAGAAGAGATAGGAAGTTCTGGAATTTATTTCGCTCTTGACTTCATGGTAGAGAAAATGTCAAAGGAAATGGAACGTGGAAAAGCTCTTGTAAGTAAAACCCTCTTAGAACCGTTAAGAAAGATAACTCTAGAGGATATTATGGAAGCAAGAGATTCTTTAGCATGTGCTTTATGTTTTAGTGACGACAACGCTTTTCTATCAATAACTGAAAATATGAAAAACTCCTTGAAAGAAATTTTGAAAGATAAATATGAAGAAATAATCGACCCTATACAGAAGCAATCTGAAACAGCCTTCAATCTTGCAAAAGATTATATCTCTATGAAAATTTCTCAAGGACTTGCAGCCTCTCCTGCACTTGATGAAGAGGAAGAAAAGTTGTTACATTCCTTGATAGGAGAGGCCACATTATTCGTAGATAAAGAAAAGCTGCAAGTATTGAAGATGATAGAACTCACTATGTATTCACTTCCTTTAATACAAGAACTTAATGAAGATCCTTTAAAGGATATAGATATTTATGACTAAGGAGACAACATGAATCCTCTAAAAAATTTACTTGATAATCTTAAAGCAGTTGATTGGGAAGAAGCTTATAAATGTAATAAATTCGACAAGAGTTATAACATAGTAAGAAATTGTATAAGTGCTTTGTCTGAAAACCCTTCAAAGAAGAAGGTAGATATGTATAGTGTAATTCTGCTGACAGATGTAAAAGATAGAAGAGAAACTTTCACTACTTTCATGGAAGAGGTTTTAAAATTTACCAGAACTATTCCTGTATTTAGAAAAAAGGATTTGAGTAAGTTAGGAGTAGAAGAGCAAGCTAAATTAATGGAAGATTTTGATAAAGATACTATAGAAAAACTTAAAACGTATGGAGATAAATTAAGAGTAGAATTAGTAAAAATTCTTCCATACCTAACAGAAGAAAATCTTAAAGATACTTTAAGAATCTGTAGATCTATTCATGCAGTTGCCTTTCCTAAAGAGGAACTTGACAGCATGGTGTCTTCTGTGCTATCAAAGATGCAAAAGGGAACGGGATTCAACGAACCAGTTGTCGAAGTGGTTATGACCCTACTAAACAGACCAAGACCTAAATTCCACACAATAAGTTACATTGAAAGACAGATAGTAGATTTTTATAGCAACGGAGTATTGTTCGCTGACGAAGGAGTTCTAGGAGATGCTGCAGAATTACTATTCACTGTTCATTGTTTGGAAACAATAGGATCTTGCGACTTTGGAAAGTTGTTATAATGGAAGTAAACATCGGAGATTTCATAACCTCAGTGCAACAAGTACAGGAAACTATCTGGAGATGTAAATATAATGATGAAATTATCGGGATTGTAAAAGCAGTTAATAAAGTAACAAGCAGCTCTTGGCCTGAAAATTACGAAGCTTTTGTAGGAAATAGACCTCAAGAATTGAAAGAAGCGACAGTAGCTAATATATATCCATCTTTAAGAGCAGCAATAAGAGCAGTAGTTGTATCCTATGTTACTGGTAAAACCTACACTTACGTTAATTCAAACGTAACAATTAAAGAAGGAAAAGCCGTATTAATTAACGGCTACACAAAAAAGGAGGAAAGCGATGAAAAAGACGAACGTATTCCAGAAAGCAAAGAAAGTAGAAGCAGGGAAGCCAGTAAAGGCAAGGGGAGACAACAAGATAAAGAAAGAAGTGTCGCTAGGAAAAGACTTGGACATGTTAGCCGCAATAAAAAAGGTTCAGGAACATCTAAAGAGGGTGTACGAAGAGTATCACGAAAACGTAAAAGAAGTAGTAACTGATTATTTCATCGAAGACACAATTCAACTTGAGAGAAAGCCAGACAACTTCAGAGGGCTTGGAGAATTCTCAGAAGCTTCATGCGAACTTAGAAAGAGAAGTAAGTCCTCTCCTCTTACAGAAGAAGAGATAGATACTTTAGACGAATATGGTGTTCATTATGAAGAAGTTAAAGTTACGGAAGAAATTCCTGAAACCTATTTCTTCAATCCCAAGATAATCCTTAACAAGAAGATTGCAGAAAAAGTAAGTGCGGCACTTCTGTCAATTCCTGAGCTTAAAGGAGTTAATATCATATTCCATCAGGAACCTAGAGAAGCTGAAGTTCAGAAGATAGTGAATGACGAATCATTCTCAGATGCAGCTACAGTAGCAGATGAAAACGCTCTCAGGAAAATTTACGAGATTATCTCTACCATAGCCATAAACCCGAAAGTACTGGAAGACAGTAGGGGAAGGGCTTTAAGGACAATGAATGAATTAGTAGAATTTCTGAAGGAAGATGGGGTGAGACTATGACAATAGTTCAACATTGCAGCTGTGCTAACGAATACCAAGATAAACATTACGGCAAAGGTCAGCGTCTAATGAACAAGCTTACCAAAAGCGGGAAAGAACACTTTGCTAGATGTACTTCTTGTGGAAAAGAGATTGCTCTCTATGAGGTTAAGAAGAAATGAGCAAGGCTAAGATGCTTGTCAGAAAGTTTCATAATGAAAAAGGAAGACAAAAGACACACGACGTAATGGTTCCTTACAAAGGGGGAAACGATATTTTTATCAGATCCCCCTCTTTATATTGTGTCTACAGATCTTATGCAAAACCTAGATGTTGGACAAAAGAATTTAAAGGAAGAGTTACGATGTTGACAAAGCACATTTCTTTCACAAATGAAAATTTATTTCTTTTCAAACTGGACGTAGGGATTGCTTTTGCCAACAAGATGCAAGGAAAGCCCATACTGTACAACGCAGATAAGAGACAGAAGATAATTCTTGAAACTCTTTACGAAGCAAAAGACTTAAATTGGAGAGTGAGCAAAGTAGATAGAACACGAAGCAGAAGAAAGACTCAGTATGAAAAAGCTTTAACCGCTGTTAAGAAAATAATAGACGAGTTAAGACAAGAAGGCCACACAATTCTAGTTCCAGAAAGATTTGAAGAAAAGTTAATAGGAGTGGAAAAACATGGATCGAACCTTACAAGAAAAACTAATACAAAAGTACCCAAAGCTATTTGCTCAGAAAGATTGGCCTCCTGATAAAACGTGTATGAATTGGGGTATTGAAACGGGAAACGGATGGTATGAAGTAATAGATAAAATGTGTGAAGAATTAACCAGCTTAATTAATGAAGGAGAAGAAGAAACAAAAGATATCCAATTCACACAAATAAAAGAAAAATTTGGACTTCTCAGGGCATACATAGTTAACGGTACTAAGGCCGCTTTTAATATAATTAACAAATATGAAGATATTTCAGGAACTGTTTGTGAAGATTGTGGTTCAAAAACACAAGTAACTACGGCAGGACATGGATGGGTAGTAACTCTATGTAAAGAATGTAGAGATAAGAAAGGAAAATCTTCATGAAGTGTTCAACACACAACATAGAGATGAAAGTAATAGACCCTGAAAGAAATATTTACCAGTGTGAAGAATGTTTAAAGGAGGCAATGGATGAAGTGCTAAGAACAGACATTGCAAAGGAGATGGCGAAAGATGACCGCATCTGTCGTAGATTTATCCATGTTCAAAGAAATTAGAGAACTTAGGATGGAAGTAAACAGATTGGAGTATTTAAAATACATTTATGAAGACGGAGCTAATGATGACTTGGACTTAGCTATGATTAAAGAGATAGAGAAGAGGATATACAAAAGACTTCCAGAAAAACGTAATAGAATGGAAATCATGCAAAAAGTGTTAAAAATTATGAAAGGGGATTCACATGAAGATTAAAGGACTTGAGGACAAGATAGTTAAGTTCGTATACCTTAGAGAACCTAAAACAAGAAAACCAGTAGTAACCATCTGCCTTATTACAGATAGCAAGAAGGAAAAGATAGGTAGAGGTATTTCAATCTGTTCAGTGCTAGATATGGACTCTAAACTTTACAACAAGAACGAAGGAAGAAATCATGCTCTTAGAAGAGCTTGTGATGCTTATTTCCATAATCTAACAGGAGACGAAATTAAAAGGCCTTCTGCTATAATGTCTGTATTGAAATTTGTAGACTTGGATTGGGGACAATATTTCTACAATAATCCAGACTACCCAAGAATAGAGTATGTAAATAAAACAGAATGTATTAGAAAAGAAGAGCTTACAGAAACAGAAAAAAGAATTCTCGGAGTATAGATGATAGAAATAAAGACTACTAGATCGTGGATCTTTATTCATTCTCTGGATAAAGATCCACCCATCTTTCCATGTAAGCCCATGAAGGTTAAAGATAATATTTACCGAATACCAAACACACTATTTAATTTTAATTATGTTACTCAGAAAAATACAACTAAAGAACTGAATAAGATAAAGACTGCATGGAAAGAAGAATACATAAAATACGACAATAAGAATTTAAAGAAAACTATGGAGTACTTAAAATTAAACGAAGAGGAAGCAATTAGAAAAATAAAAACGAACCTAAAAGCTAGAGGACTAGAACTGTGGCCTTTCCTTTATAACCACCAAATTATTTGTACGTACCTTTGCCTAAAAAACAATGGGTATGGACTCTTTCTTGATATGGGCGGGGGAAAGACTAAAACAAGCTTACAAATCGCTAACTTACGAATGGAACGAGATAATTCTGAGGCTACCCTAATAGTTTGTCCTGCTAATATTATGCGTCCTGTGTGGGAATCTCAAATAAATGAATTAGCAGACTGGGTAAAAGACAAAACATTAACTTGTGAAGTATTAGACGGAACTTATGAAGAAAGAGTTGCTTTGTTAAAAAATAAGACTCCAAAATTCTTCATATTGAATTACGAAATGTTAATGAAGCTCCTTCCAGAATTAATTAACAAAAGATTTAATATGCTAATTTTCGATGAATCTACAAGAATAAAAAACCCACAAGCTCAGGCTACAAAAGCAGCACAGGAATTAGCTAAAAGAGCACGATATAAATTAATTCTCTCCGGAACTCCTATCGCTAATAAAGAACTTGACATTCACTCCCAACTAAATACTATTCAGTTAAGCTCTTTATACAACCCTCTTCCTCTTAATTATTATGCTTTCAAGAATACTTACTTTGCAAAGGCTTTTAACAGACCTTTCGCCCCTTGGATACTGAGAAGAGACAGAAGAGAAGAACTTAACAACGCCATTTATTCTATGGCAATAAAATATTCTAGATATGAGTGTAAAGACCTTCCTCCAGTAGTTACACAGATTATTCCTTGTCAGATGACAAAAGATCAAGCTAGAGCTTATGTCTCTCTTAAAGATAAAGTATTAACAGAGATAAAAGGGAAAGCAATTAAGGCACAAATAGCCCTTACCAAGCTATTAAGACTATCTCAAGTAACTTCAGGATTCTCAGTAGACATACATGGAAACACAGTTAAATTCGATGTTCAACCAAAGCTGGATACTGTATGCGAGTTAGTAGAAGAAATTCCAGATAAAGTAATTATATTCTGTAGATTTGTAGAAACTATAAAAGAACTAAAGAGAAGATTAGGAGATCAAGCAGTAGAATATTATGGAGAAATTAACAAAACAGAAAAGAATAAGAACTTACATAAGTTCGAACACGACAATAAAAAAGTATTAATCGCACAAATTCAAAGCGGTGGGGTAGGATTAAATCTACAATATGCCAGCTACATAATATTCTGCGAAACAGATTGGTCTAGTATGAACTATGAACAGGCTGTTGCTAGAATACAAAGAGACGGACAGAAAGCAGACAAGTGTACTGTATACGTCTGCATGTGTCCTGAGACAATAGATCAGCACCTTTACGAAGTTATTAAAGAAAAGAAATCTTCTGCAGACAAGGTTCTTAAAACCGTTATGAAGGGGTTAAAGAAGAAATGACTGAAGAAGAGATTTATTGGAAAAACCATAAAAAGTATACAAAAATAGCCGCAAGAAGATGCCCTACTTGTATACACTCTGTATATAGAAAAAATGAATTGTGGTGCTACCATTGGACACACAGAACCGAGCTTTTAACTTGGGGAACAGAATGGGCCGCATGGTGTCAGGATTATGTAAAAGACGAAAATAACATGAAAAGAGAATTAATAGAGATCATTGTAGAGAATAAAAGGAGGTAGTAAAATGCACGTATCAGAATCTATAGAACAGGCAAAGAGAACCAATAAAGTTCTTAAGCTAAGGGATGTAGTTGATTTATTAAGCCATCAATTCAAACTATTTCCTATTCCTTATGAACAAACAGTCTACGGAGAAAAACAACTTAAAAGAATTCCTTTAACAGGAAGAATCTATGAAACTCAATTCTACTTCAAAGAAGGAAAAATAATACCCTATGAAGAATTACACAAGAGAGTAGATTTTAGAGGAACTATGTATGAATCTAATATTGTAATTATAGAAGTCTGGAACGATTATGGAGACGATGGACACATTAAATTCCAACTTCAAGGTTACGCAGTCCTTACTGATAAAAGTCCTGATTATAACGATCTATTAGATGGAACCTTCTTTAATAAAGGGGGACAATATGTCTAAAATTACAATTTCATGTGGTAATAGAAAATTAGACAAGTCTATTGGAATCTTTAACCTACCTGCAGTTATAAGCTGCCCTAATCATAATCTTTGTGAAAAGACTTGTTATGCTAAGAAGGCAGAAAGAATTTATGAAAGTGCAAGAATAAGCAGGGCTAATAACTATGAAGCCTCTAGCGAACTCTCTTTTGTAGAGAAAGCAATAATAGCAATAGAAAAATCCAAGAAGAGTAGGATAAGAATGCACGAATCAGGAGATTTCTATTCTCAACACTATGCAAATAAATGGAGCCTGATAGCAAGTAAATTACCTAATATTTATTTCTATGCTTTCTCTAAAAGCCCCTTCCTACCTTCTCCTCAACCTAATCTTCATATAATAAAATCCATACTGCCTGATGGAGAGTTGAATTATGGAAGTAAAGAGTACGTAGAAAGGCTTCATCAAAAGTACGGATTTTTTATCTGCACTATGAAAGCAGGATCAGGAAGGTTTTGTGGAAAGGACTGTACCTACTGTTTCGATAATCACCCTGAGTATGTTTTATTTATTAAACACTAGGAGGAAAAAATTGCTTGCCTATAAACTGTTAAGACAAAGAAAAGACGGAACCTTAGGCCCTCTCTTTATCAATAAAACCTTAAAGGTTCCTGTAGATAGGTGGATGAAAGCAGAGTTTCATCCAACAAAAGGGTATGCTCCTAGAGCAGGGTGGCATTGTACCTTAAAGCCAGTAGCTCCTCACCTAAGTACAAAAGGCAGGGTATGGTGTAAAGTAGAAATAGAAGACTTTTCCTATTACAATAGACCTGAAAGTCAGGGAGGTACTTGGGTACTAGCTAACAAAATGAAGATAATAGAAACATTGGGAGACTAACATAGCAAGTCAGAAGTTTCTTCCCCCAGGAAGGGGTTCTAAAAGATTCGAACGCTTTGCAGAATTATGTGAACTTCATCACAATCTAGAGAAGTACGGCAATAAACATTGGCATTGTAAAGGAGTTTATCAAATATACCCTTGTACTGAGTACAACTGCCCTAGATTTATGAAAGGGAGGGGGAAGAAACGTGAAGATAGAAAGTATTATAAGAAAAGCGATAGCAGAAGCCAAGAAGAGCGAATATAAAATAAAAGTAGGTTGTGTAATTTTCGACAAGAAAAAGATTATTTCAACAGGTCACAATGGAATTCGAAACCATAAAAAACTCCATCCAAACTTTCAGCGTTGGAAAGGTAGTGTACACGCAGAAGTTGACACCATTATTCAAGCTAAGGCTGATCTAATTGGAACTACTATGCTTGTAGTCAGGATAAATAATAACGATGAATTGAGGTTGGCAAAACCATGTTCAGATTGTATGAAATATATAAATCATGTAGGAATTAAAAAGGTGTTGTATTCTACTTCAAATTATCCTTATATAAGCACACTATGATGTTTATTATTATCCTACTAATTACTTATCCTTTCCTAGCATATTTATTAGGAAGCATCTTAACAAGAGGATACGATAATGAAGAATAACCACACATGCGCCCGTTCCTTCGCTTGCACACACAAGCGCACGGGTTTAAAAAATTTTGCCCGTTCCTTGTATGTGTATAACGAATAAAATACTCGAAAACTCCGCCGCAGGTGTTATTATAAAGGAGCCTCTAAATTCCCAGTTTCATTCTCAAATCTCAATTTTGCCCTGTTAAATAAATCTTCCCCGAAATGAGTTTTAATAGGTTCTAGATCCATCCCTAATTCAGTAAATCCTATTATATAATTTCTTACCCTATCTTCTAAAATATTTGGATAAGAAGTAGGAGAAGACTGGTTATGAAATTTATGTACCCACGTTAGCCAAGGAAGACAGATAACTTTATGTCCTGCCCTTCTATACTTCTCATGAATATATCCTTCTTCTCCCCCAAACCCTCTAAACCTTGGATTAAACCCTAACCATTTATCTTTATAACAACCAAATAATCCTAATCCTAGCATAGGAATTTCATACTGTTCTTTAGGTAAATCCTTTGTTTGTTTTAGAGGACACCACTTACCCCACATATGTCCTATCCATATAGGGTCCCAATAGTCACAATAAGTATCCAGATGATCGAACACCATAGGCCCTTGAATAAGATCCGCACATCCTCTATTACATCTAATCCACATCTTCAGCTTATCTATAACTCCTGTATGAAGAAAGATATGGCTGTCTAAACAAAGGACAAACTCACCTGTAGCTTCTTCAAAAATTTTATTTCTTGGATAAGAAGTTCCTTGAATTTCTTTTGCCTGAATATATCTTACATTGGAATAAGCTGTATTAACACACCATTGTCTTAAGTAATCATCCCCATAATTATCCACCACTAAAATTTCACAGTCCTCTAAATTATGATACAACCGTAACGCTTGCACCGTAAACCATACGTCTGCATAGTTTTTATAAGAAGCCATTCCTATTGTAAGAATCACTTCTTTGCACTCTCCTTAACCGGAGGAATGAATTTAAAATGCCCTGAGGATTCCATTGCTCTGAAAAGCTTGAAACAGAATTCAATGAAGTAATCATGATCGAAATGAAAAACTACATTAGGCCCTGCAAGATCTTCATAGGTACTACGAAACCTTTTTCCATCATCTACCATAATGGCTTCTGAGAACTCGTGAAGAAATACAACAGCAAGAGTATCCTTATCACTATCCAATCCTATTTCTATAATACCTCTTCCTGAATTGTCCATTCCAAAAGTCCAGAACTGCCCACCAGAAGCCTTTTTATTATATTTCAAATCATATTCTCTGGAATTAATTAAAACGGTTTCTTTCTTCATAAATACCTCGCATGAACGCACTTCCTGCAAATTTCTATACCATTATTAATAGCAAGAATATGCTCCTCTGACAACCAGAAATCATTAATACTTTGGGAGTTTAGGTCTCCGAATTTCACGGACATAAAAAAATCATCACAACATAAGAAAGCTTCTCCCCAACAATTCACGTGAAGCCATTCATAAGGTCTGTTACCATTAGTACAGAAATTAAATACCTCACCTGTTTCTAATTTATTTTTAATTCCGTAGGGAATTAATAAACCAGCCCTGTCCACTAATCCAAAAGCCTCGTACACGTTCCAGTCTGGAAATAAAGTTTTCATCTTCTTACTCTGTTCCATAGCAACAGGGATTTTATCTCCGTAAGAATTAACCTGAATAGATAACTGCAATTTATCTTTTAATTGTTCCCCTGCATATAAAACATTATTAATTAATTTCTGATTAGAAGTTGGTAAGTTTCCAGTCCAGTTAGCCCACAAGTCGGAATCTATCGCTGGTATATTCAGACAGATACCGTAAATTGCTTCACTGTATTCGTTCATCAGGTCTGTTTTATTTCTGTCCATCAGGAGTCCGTTGGAAAGAATAATAGTTTTGAAGCCGTGTTTACACATTATCTGGAGCATTTCCTCAAAATATTTGTAGAGAAAGATTTCGTTATAATGACCCATGTAAATGAAATTAAAATTCTCTGTAACAAGATTCCCGCGTTCTTCTATTAAATTAATAATTATTTTTTTAAACAATTCTGGAGCCATGTGAACAGGATTTAATGGCTGAGAATAATATCTGACAGGACAATACCAGCATTTATTATTACAGTGACTGAAAGGATCTATTTGAGCAGTATTTATTTTATTATTAATTAAATTCGATTTTATTAATTCAATCTGATTCATAGAATCTCCTGAAAATAGATTAAAGTAATTAATAGCTAATTACAACATAATTCTCTGACAGAAAGCTAGAATTTTAATTTTTCCTAAGCGGAGCGAAGCGGAGCTTTATTTCGAGCGACTGGAATAAAGGATGCGAAGCATCCTTTATAAAGGAGTCTCGGAAGTATTTATTAAATAATTAATAGATAATTAAAATAATAATAAAATCAGTGAGTTATGGTTTTTCGTGCAAAAACATAACTATCCTTAAAAAACTTAATTTATTAATTACTTTTTTATTAGCTATTTACTTACCACAAACTCCGCTTCGCTTCGTTTGTGTAAGCTTCCTCGTAGCGTGTTTAACGTCTCGCTATGCTCGACTACACGCTCCTCGTCAGCTAGTAGTAACTACTAATTAATTTTTATTAGTATTTTGTTTTTAAGAAGAAAAAGAATATAGGTCTCCCCTTACCTCTGCGTTGTAGAAACTGCTTAATTAAGGAATTTATTTTATCCTAAGTTAATAGGTCGTAAAATAAATTACCTAACTAATTCTACAACACTTCGGTAAGGGGAGAAGTAAACGATCTACCTTTTGAATTAAAAGTCTTGGTCTCCAGGTCTGCCTTTAAAACCAAGTAAGATGCCTTGCCAACATCTACTAATTGCTCGTTATACTCCACAGCCAGCTTCAGATCCTCACTCAGGCTCAACCCAAATGTCTTCCACTGTTTAATGCTGTCAGGACGGGGAAATGGACGTATCCATTTAATCTGGAATCACCCACTTGCTTCCAGGTGTGGGGACGATACACTACTCGACAAACACAAACTCTTGATTGTGAAGCCCGTGTACCTTTTTGAAGACCTGACCCTTCGCCCTAGAATTGGGCCGCTCGGTTTTTTGCCGTTCTATACTTCTTAATCTGTTAGCAAGATGTTTCATTGGAATCGTCTGTAGCACATGTTTTAAAGGAAGTCAAGTCTGAGATTGGAGCACTTGACAAAGGATAAAAAATGTGTTAGCTTTTAGAAAAACAGGTTGGTGTTGCATGATTCCAGATAATAGTGATCCAAATATCGGACGGTACGATAAGTTCTTTCAAAAAGAATTTGATCTAGTTAAGGAACTTCTTAAAAAAGAAAATGGTAGGTTGTTTTGGGCGTATGAAGATTATGTAGCTTTTATTTTTTCAACTCCAACTGTATGTATTCTTTTCTATCCTCATAAAACAAATAGCGGAAAAAGAGTTCTTTACATGAGAGATCAAAACTCTAAAGATAAGAAGCTTGCTTATGAAATTCTAAAGAAACTTCCTTTTAGAATGAAGATGAAAACTGGTCGGTAAGAATTAAACCCCCGACTTGACAACCCCGAAAAAACGTGCTACAAGGCGTTTTCAGGACACAGGGAGTTCCTATTAAAAACTAATTGGCTAGAATTTACTCCCCGTCCTAGAGAAGATTGGGCAAAGAAAGTTCCTCTTATACAGACTCATCATCTACCAGATACTTTCCGCCCACAGATAAGGCATATGAGGTTCCTATAAACATTGACTATAAATCAGAAAATACCTCACGCCTTTTATAAAGGAGCATTGTATGAATACTTCCACGGTAAAGTTGTTCAAGGCCCTTCCTATTAAATCTACAAGTAAGACAAGAATTTCTACAAGAACTATAGAAGATTTAATGAGGAAGACTATTCCTTACGGCTTTATTTATGCACCTGAAGTTATTAAGGAGTATGGTGCTGAACATCTTGAGAATTTTATTAAAGAGATAGGGAGATCTCCTGAACAATTAAACTCATCATTCCATAAGTCTTGGGGTAAGGTAAAGAATGCTCCTATTGAACAGTTAGTACTAGAGCAGATAATTCATTATTTCACTACCTATGGTTTCGAACAGTTAGGTATTTATAATGAATCTTCTGTATATATTCCTCCTGAGAAGTTAGATATTCCTGAGATAAAGGACGGGTTCAAAATCACTGTTATCAAGGGATATACTGTAGCTCAGTTCGAAGAGAAGATAACTAAGCTGGTTTCTTCAGGAGTAGCATTAAGCACTGATACAATAGAAACTATCTGCTCTGTAGTTTCTTCTTTAAAGATCTCTATTGATCCTGAAGTAGTTAAGAATAAAGAAATGAAGATAAAGATTTATGATACGTTAGGAGTAGTTCCTGAGAATCCTGTAGAGATGTTAAGATATATGGTCTACAAGAGTACAGGAAATACTCTTCTTATAAAGAATAGAGAAACCATAGAGAAGATAAAGGAAGGGGATAATAAGGAAGAGATAAATAGTATTCTATCAAAATATTTATACTTCTTCGACGATGCTGGAATTAAATTATCCTCAATATTCTTGAGATTCAAACCTTTATTTCTAGCATATAAGAGTTTTATGCCTCACACCATTAACAGGTTGAGGAAACTTGCAAATAAATACCATGAGCCTATGAAGGAAGATATTCTTAATGAAGTGACTTCAAAGCTTGATAACTTGGATATGAAGAACTTTGCTGTTAGTTTATCCAAGGCTAATATATTTAGGAAGATAAGGCTTGCGTATGCTTTAAAGTACAGAACTTTAGCAGATCTGGAGAGCATTCAGTATAAGATAAGAAATGGAAAGTCCTTTGCAACTGAATTCAAGTTCAAGAATAAGAAGAAGGCAAAAGAAATTCTTGATGTAGTTCTTTCCTCAATAGTTGAAGATTTAAAAAAGAATGTAAAGGGGAAGAAGTTTTATATTCCTAAGGAGATGGTATACACCTTACCTGCTACAGAGAAGCAGTTCACTGGGTTTATTCCTTCAGGATCTTATGTAACTGTTCCTAAGGATATGATAGTTGGAATTCACTGGTTTAATGTTGAGAAAGAACGGATAGATCTTGATTTGTCTTTAATGGAAATGAACTATAAGTTTGGTTGGGATGGCTTTTATAGAAATAATGCAAGGGACATATTATTCTCAGGAGATATGACTTCTGCTCCAAAGCCTAAAGGAGCTTCTGAATTATTTTACATAAAGAAACAGGCTGATCATAATTTGATTATGTCTGTTAATTTATTTAACTATGGACTTGTTGGAGAAGTTCCTTTCTCAATAGTAGTAGGACACCTTACTTCAGGGCAGTTTGGAAGAGGGTTTATGCTTGATCCTAATTCTATACTAGTTAGGACTAACGCAGTAGTTACAGCTGATAATCCTCAGAAGACTTTGGGGTTGCTTTCTACAACAAGCAACGAAAGCAGATTTTACTTTAACGAAGCAACTACCGGAGGAAGGAGAAGGAGTGCAAGAAGCACGAATTATACTGAATGGAGCAGAAAGTATATGATTAAGTTTTACAGTAATATGATAACTCTTGAAGATCTGCTTATTAAAGCAGGGGCTAAGATATGCAGGAAGAAGGATGTGAATACGATAAGCCTTGCTCCTGAAGATCTTGAGAAGGATACCATATTAAACTTGTTGAAATAACTATGCGTGGGAGTGGAGGTGACGTGATGAAATTACTACCGTGTCCGTTCTGTGGAACCAAGCATGATCCTAAATTGGATTTCTACGTTGACACCTACACCGGGACAACGCCTAATGGACAACCCTATTGGGGAGTCAGGTGTTTTGGATGTGGGGCAGATATGCCCTCTGACACCGAAGAACACGCTATCAAGGCATGGAACGCCCGCACCGATGGGGTGGAAAATAATAGTGGATTCTGAAACTTGTGGATGTGAATACTCCGACCGTATTGACAGCTATGGCTATGAAGAATATGCTTCGTGGTGCTCTATAACCAATAAAAGATGCACAGAAGATAATTGTCCTAGAAGTATTAGCAAAATAATTATTAATTTAATAGAGAAGGAAATAGAGGAGTCTTAAGAGAAATGAAAGTTACTATAATCATAACAATTTTTCTTGTTTTTTTCTTGTCAAGTTGTTTGAGCGAAAATCACTCACCTATTAAGTATGATAATTCTTATCCAGTAGTAACATATTATGGAGGGAACAAGAAAGTTGGGGATGATACAATTTGGCTTGGAGAAGGAAACAACGGAGATCTATTAGGAGTAGTTGAACCAGATGGAAATGAGATGTGGTATTATGAATATAATAATGGAGTATGGCATTTGATTGATCCTCCTCCTATAAAAGAAGATAAGACATATCCTTTTCCATTGAAATGTCCTAAGTGTGGAAGTGATAATCTAATAGGATTTTCTAATAATGTTAAAGCTGCTTATTATTGTCAATCATGTGGGTATGAGTGGGAATTAAAAATTAATTATTAGCACGGACTTCCTTTATAAAAGGCCTGAACCCTAACCCAATTCCTACTAACACACAGAAGAGTTGGGTATATGGTTGAAGGCCTATAATATCTTTAAGATAAACTCCTGCAGCAAGACCAAGAAAAGTCATGGTTACCAGAACAATGCCGTAGGAGCTTATTCTTATAATATCATTGTTCATATAAGTTTCATTAGTAATTCTCTAACGGGGCCAGTATTAATTCCAACTAGAAGGGTGATTATAACAAACACTATAGTTGTTTCTGCAGGAGTTAATCCTAATGCTTTTCTTACAAACCTAAGCCCAACTCCAGTTAGTCCTAAGCAACCTATTATAATCCAAAGTATTGTCATTGTCTTTCTCCTTTATAGTTATAAGATAGCAATAATAATGCCTGTTGTAACCTATTGATATTGTTGAAGGGAGTTTTGAAGTTTTGACATTATGTCTGAAGTTCGAAGTTTTGGTGTGACATTCAGACAATAAAAAAGGCTCCATTAAATCCAATTCTAATGGGAAATACAGGAGCCTTTTGGAAGCGAATAGTAATCTATGACTATTCCTCTCTTCCCTATTGTAGCCTAATTCTAGCAGGGATAGATTGTAAAAGCAACCCTTAAATTGGAGCGAACTTGACAGCCGCCGTTTTCTGTGGTACAGGGAAAAGCAAAAACGAGAAGGGGCTTTTAATGGGGTATCTACACATTAACAATCTTTATAAAGCAAAAGAGATCTTACTATTTAAAAGATGCTATGCCCTTGAAAAGATTCACGGATCTTCTGCCAACATTTCTTTTCATAGCAGTAAAGATAAGTTAGAGTTTCACGTGGGAGGGACTAGCTACGAAAGTTTTGTAAATTTATTTAATCATGACTTTCTCTTATCTAAGTTTAAAGAATTAGGAGTAGAAGATGTAGTTGTATTTGGAGAAGCTTATGGTGGGAAAATGCAGGGAATGAGTAAAACCTACGGCCCTCATTTACAATTCGTAGCTTTTGAAGTTAAGATTGGCAAGAGCTGGCTTAAAGTACCTGCTGCTAACTCTATTTGTACTTCTTTAGGATTAGACTTCGTTCATTGGAAAGAAGTGTCCACTGATCTTGAAGAATTAGATAGAGAACGGGATGCTGATTCAGTTCAAGCTATGAAGAATGGAATGGGAGAAGGACATAAGAGGGAAGGAATTGTATTAAGACCTCTTATAGAATTAACTAAAAATAATGGTGAGAGAATAATAGCTAAATATAAGAGAGATGACTTTGGAGAAACGAAAACTCCAAGACCTGTAAATGAAGAGACTCTTAAAGTATTGACAGATGCAGAAAATATAGCAGATGAATGGGTTACTGAAATGAGATTAACCCACGTACTTGGTAAACTTAACCTGGAAACCGCTCAGATGGAAGATGCAGAGAAAATTATTAAGGCAATGATTGAAGACGTATTTAGAGAAGGAAAAGATGAGATAGTAGAATCCAAGCTTGTTAGAAAATATATTGGTAAGAAAACTATTAGCTTGCTTAAGGAAAGGCTTAAGAAAGGCCTTGCAAATGTTTGATTATAGGTGGACTTGGCGTACTATCTGGCCTAATTTGTCTGGAGCATGGTACGATATCTACTATGGAATATGGAACATATTTAAATGGCTTCCTATAGTATGGCGAGATAGGGATTGGGATTGGGCCTATCTATTTGAAGCAATGGAATTCAAGTTAAGAAATATGAGTGCTTTGTTTAAAAAATACGGTCATCACGTTGGTTCGGAGAAAGACGCTAGAAGGATGTTGATTTGTGCGGAATTATTAAAGCGGTTAAGAGAAGAAGATTATATTTTTGATAAAGACTATGGGAAAGAACGAGAAGCTTTTTTTGAAGAGTATTTATTTCGACTTCTAAAGAAACATTATAATACGTGGTGGAGCTGATGAAAATTCCTAAGTGGATAATGAAGCCTGTTTCAATAATTCCACAAGGAGTTTATTGTCACGGAGAGTTTAAAAGTACTGCCAGAGGAGGGGTAGCTGAATCATGTCCTTATTGGGATTTAGTATATATAGATATTTCTGACGAGGAAGGGGAAACACAGGAATTTATAGAAGAAGGGTATTGTGCTTATCTGGAAATAAGCGATCTTATACTTCTAAGAGATCAATGTAAAATATGTAACGTAAACGAAGGAGACTATGATGATATCAGTTTCTGAAATGCTACAAACAGCAATTAATATTTTGGATGTAAAAGAAAATGATCTACACGAATTTGAAGTTGAAGACACTTTCAATGGGAAGACTTTACATGGAGTTATTTCCAAGAGAAATGACCACAGATACGGAGCTTTAATTATCTTTGCTGTGGATGGAATTCCTTGTGCTCCCCAAGTAATTTATGGAACTCCAAAGATGCACTATCCTTTCGATAAGACAGGTGTTTATAAGTGGCCTAAAATCAATGAGTTACAAGCATGGGAGAAGCTGGATGGCAGTAACGTCCTTTCTTTCTGGTACAGGGATAGTTTAAAACATAAGTGGTATGTTACATATAAAACTAGGCTGTCTCCGATTATAAAGGATTCCTCTTTTGGAGGATTCAAGACCATGTGGTTAGAGCTTTTAGAAGATAATCCATGGATAAGAGATGTTATCAAAAAGAATCCAGCCTATAATCTTTCCTTTGAATTATATGGAAGCAGGAATCCAATAACTATTAAATATAAGGAACCTTTAACTACAGCTTTGCTTTTCGGAATTGAAAGAGGAACGCACAACATCCATCCTCCGAAGGCTTTGATTCTTCCTAAAGAGGTACGGCTTCCTGCAAAAGTTGTGTACAATAAAGAAGATCCAACAGAGTTTTATAATAATATGAGAGCCTCTTGTTCCAAAGCAAATGCTGAAGAATTAACTACGGAAGGGCTTGTATTGTACGTAAACAATGGAGAGTCATGGACTCAGATAAAAATGAAACCGGAGGAAATAGAAAAGATTCATTGGTCTAGTGGAGGAATACCAGCTAATTCTATTTGGACAACTTGTATAAATGCATTTGAGGACCGAGAAGAAGTTGATCTGCCTTATGTTACTGAGCTTCTGAAGGAAGACTTCAACGATCAGCAAATTATAAAGAGTGAGAATAGAATAAAGAAAATATTTTCCGAAGCAAGAGCGCACGTTGTTCTTACGAAACAGGTGAACGACGTGTGGGCCAGAGCTAGATCATATGGGTTGGATATAACAGAAGATAAGGATGCAACTATGCGGTTCATGTCTAACTTCTTCAAGAAGGAAGACATGAGAAAGGTTGGGACAATAGTTCTAAAACAGGCAGGACTAATATAAGGAGAATAGTATGGAAACAGAACGTAAGTGGGAAAAGTATTCACCAGCAAGAGGAATTGGTACTGAGGAAACAAATAGCAAGGCTGTTTTTCTTGAGGTAAAGCACAACAAGTATCGTATGGGCTTCTTTACAGGAGCAGTTGATGAACTTAGGAATGGAGCGACTGGGGTTACTTTATTCTACGATAAGAAGAGTGGAAAGATTGGCCTTAACTTTGTAGAAGAAAAGACTGGAGAAACTATTAAACTTAATACGAAGAAGAGGCGTATTTGTATGGGAGGGTTTGTAGATTTCTATAAACTGAGAAACACTGTTAAGCCGGGATCTGTTTATAAGCTTATCCCCTACAACAAGGAAGGGGTTTCTTATACCCTATACAAGCTTCCTCAGAAGAAGGATTAAGGTAAGTAAGTACTGGAGGAAGGAAAACTTCCTCCAGTACTTTATACTGGTGACTTGACAACTGCCCAAGTTTATGTTATGGCCTTAAGCACTAACTACAAAAGGAGTATTGCATGAAGGTATATAGACTGTCGTTTTCGGATAATGAGGATTTTGTAAACTACCGTTGGTTTTCTTCCTATACAACCGCTCGTTCAACCAAGGCTACAATTAAGAAGGATGGCTATAAACCCTTAGAGATCGAACAGTTTGATACAGGTAAGGGTAGGGAAGGGCTTCTTAATTTCTTGAATGACCTTGAAGCTTCTAAAAATTAATTGGAGGAGTTAATGCACAACTGTAAAGACTGTCAGAAGTTTGTTGACAACTACACTGGTCCTGCTGAAGAAGCTTGTATAGCAGGACCAGAGGATACAACGGAGACAATGTTCTGTGAGACCTTTAAGCCTGTTAAGGCTAGTAAGAATCATACAGGCAACGTTAATTTATTCGAACAGAAAAAGGAACCTGAAGTGAAGACTGAAGAAAAACCTGAACCTAAGAAGAGAGGCCCAAAGCCTAAAGTAAAAACAGAAGAAGTTTCTGCTCCTACAGAGCCAAAGAAAAGAGGCCCGAAGCCTAAAGAAAAGGCTGTTGAAGAAGTTGTTCCTGAAAAGTCTGTGGACATTGTAGCTCATAAGGAGATTTTTGAAACTTCAGGAGTATCAGGGGTAAAAGAGGCTCCTAAAGATTCGGAAGAAGAATATATAGACCTCTCTATTGAGATGTGTATTGCTACAGTCGAACGTCTAACAGAAGACATCAATGCTGTTGTAAGAACAATGCGGCTCTTCTTAGAATGCAATACAAAGAGTTAATACCCTTATTAATAGGTCATGCCTTGGCAAGGTTACTTAATAAATCCTCTGATGTGGGGAATGATCCTCTCATTCCCCCACACAGAAGGAAAGTAACCCTATTAAATCAGGTAGGTAAGATACATTTACCTAACGAATCTTACAAAGTTTTATCTAAGTTATCTCAAATATACGGAGTTAAAGAAATTGAGATAGCAGAGTTACTTCTTCAAGCGATCTTAAACACAGTTCCAATTTCTGAGATGTGCGGTGTGGATAAACTAGCTCCAGAACAGGTGGTAGATCTACTTTCAGATTCTCTTGTACTAGATAAAAATGTTCATAAGACTAAAGATAATACGAAAGCAAGACAAAGAGCTGCAGAGAGAAATAAGATCACAGAGGAACTTGAAGAACTATTAAAAAAGTAGGAGGAATTGTGGATCTTTTTATAAAGATTCTCAACGAGATATACTCTGCTACCTTTGGAGTAAGGGCAGCTTTCGAAGCTTCCAGAAATAAGGTTAGGATAAAGCTTGAAGAGTTGTATTCTTATCTGGAGACAATACCTCTACAACCAACTCATGAAAAAAGACATCTGTATGAATATTACCTAAGGTCAGTGTGTGCATATTATGCACGATCTATGGACTACCTCCCTTCAATAGCTCATCTGGCTTCTAGGAGATTATTACTTTCCGTTGAAGAGAAGTATAAACAAGGAAAACAATTAACTAATGCTGAAATATATATGACAAGAGTACATCTGGTTCCTAGAGTAGCTAAAGAGAAGAAGGATTTCTTTGGATATGATTACGCTGATATAAAAAGGTTTTCTAAAGAATCTCCAGAGTATTTAATATGTAAGGTACTTCTTTCCAGAGTTAATAAAGAAGGAAGAACTATTGAGCCTTCTATTGTAACTATAAGTATGCTGGACAAAGTTGCTTTTTATTTACTAGGAAATAACTTCCTAGAGGAATTGAAAGGTAATACTGAATTAACAACTTCATACACGGAGATCACAGATATATTTAATCTCAAAGCTGAGTTGGAAGATCGATTAAAGTTAATAGAAGCTTCAAATATATTTTCTGCTCTTGGGTATCGTCTTACTGCTAAACTAGGAAAAACAATTTTGAATTATTGTGAATTGTTATTATGGAAGAAATGCTTTGATAAGAAAGATGAACGCATAAAGGAATTCATCAGTTCCAGAATAAAATGGCCTGTTAAAGATTGGGATAGGTTTCAAACAAAAATAGAATTTAAATTAAAAGAAATGAGAAGCTCTATCCCGCCTTATGAGTTTGACACGGTGAATAGGGTTATGTTACAAACTTGGATGGTTGAAGCAGTAAACAAATACAAGGAATTCTTAAACAAGTAGAATTGGAGGATGTATGCTATATATCACAGGTCAAGACTACAAGATCAGTTATAATACTGCCGCAACAAGAAAAGAAGGAAGGATAGGAAGTTGTAACTATGCTTACTCTGAAATAACTATAGACCCATCTTTTTCAGCAGACGTTCAAAAGATAGCCATGCTTCATGAAATATTAGAAGCTTTAAATACTCAGCATGAATATGATCTTGCCCACAACATTATAGCTTCTCTCTCAACTTGTTTATATCAAGTAATGAAAGATAATCCAGAGACGTTTACATTCTATTTACCAGAGGAAGATTATGTTTCATAAGATAGCTAAAGAAATAGCTGAAGTTGTTGAAGAAAAGGATAGGCAGTATGGAGATTCCTTTGGAAGAGTCTCAAAGATAATGGATGTATTATATCCTTTAGGAATTCCTAAAGAGCAGTATGACGACGCCTTGTATATGGTGAGAGTATTGGACAAGCTCTGCAGAATATCTACTGGAAGGGCTGATCCAGAAGATCCAGATATGGATATTATTGGGTATACATTGAAGCGTATAGCTAAAAGAAGGATGAATGAAAACAAGCAGTTGCAAGGCTAAAGGTCGTAGACTGCAACAACTGGTTGCACAAAAGATTTCAGAGGCTATAGGCCTACCCTGTGGGAAGGATCAGCCAATAGAATCCCGTCCTATGAGTGGTGGTGGAGTAGATATACGTTTGGATAGAGAGGCTCTTAAGTTGTTTCCTTATAGCGTCGAATGTTTTGCAGAAGGTACTTTAGTTCTTACTAGTGAGGGCTTTGTTCCTATAGAACAAATAACTATAGGAACTAAAGTATTTACTTCATACGGTACTTTCAGAAGAGTTACTAATACCTTTGTTAGTATTTCTCCTACTATACTGAAGCTTAAAATTAAAGGAATTAGTACTCCTATATTAGTAACTCCAACTCATAACTTTGAAAAACCTCTTACTAGGGACTTTGAGGTTATAAAAAATTTAGAATATGTATCCAGAAGTTTATATACTGATAATAGAGTAGATAAAAAGTTGAATTACTTTAATCTTACAAAGTATCTAAGAAAATCTCCAACAAATCATTCATACTGTTCGTGTGGTTGTGGGAGGAAACTTCCTTCTAGTAAAACCGCTAGAGGAAGCTTGAAAAAATTTATTAAAGGACATTCTGGCTATGTGCTAAAAAATAAAAATATTATTCAAAAAATACAAATAGACGAAGATTTATTGTTTCTTTTTGGTCTTTACATTGCTGAAGGCCATTGTCTTAATGGAAAGGTGACTTGGACTTTGCATGAAAAAGAAATAGAACTAAGAAAAGAAATAGAAAGAATATGTAAGCAAAAATTTAATATAAATATTAAAAGTACAAAAGGGACTTCAAAGGCTATTCAATTACATGCTTACTCTAAATTAATTTTCGAGTTTTTTAAAAATATCTTAGGAACAGGAAGTATAAATAAAAAAATCGGAGGTTTTTTATTTTATAATAAAGTATTATTAGCTTCTTTACTTAGGGGTTATTTTTTAGGAGACGGGTGTTATGGAGATACTTTTTATAGGTGTGAAACAATTAGTAGGACTTTGGCTTATGAAATAAATTTTGCTTTATTACGATATGGAATTTATAGTGGAATTTCTCTTAGCACGTCTACTTCTATAAAAGATCCTAAAAGAAAGAAGCTATACTCAATTCAAATATCTAAAAATTCATTAGAAAGATTTAAATCTTTAATGAATCCTAAATACCCTTGTTTTTTAAAAAAATTACCACCAACAATAAATCTAGAGAACAGTGATTTTATTACTGATTATAAAAATAATAGAATCTATTCTATGATTGAAAACAAAAGACTTTTAGACACTCCTACAAAGGTTTTCAATCTTGAAGTAGATCGAGACGAATCTTATGTGATAGAAGGAAGTATTCCAGTCCATAATTGTAAGAATGTTGAACATTTTAGTATTCCAGCTTGGATTAAACAGGCTCAGGAGAATCAAATAGAAGGAACTAATTGGTTATTAGTAGTAGCAAAAAACAGAACAAAACCAATAGTTATTTTAGACATAGACGCTTTCTTCAGCATCATACAGAAGCTACAGAGGGGGTAGCCTTGACAGCGGTAGAGGAGGTTTTGGATTCCCAAGGAATCCAATATAAAATATCTAATTCTGAATTAATTACCGACTGTCTGGAGTGCGGAAAGGTTAATCATTTTTATATAAATAGATTTAGTGGATTAGGGAATTGTAAAGTCTGTGGATACAGCCCTAATCTTTATCAGATAAAAGAGAAACTTGGAATTATAACCAAGATAAAAGAACCTGAGAAAGTAGACCACGGATCTAATCTTGGAATGGATATACAAAAGGCAGCGGTTCAATATAGCTATGATTTAACTAGTGATCCTAGTAAATTAGAACAAATTTCAAACCAATGGGGAATTTCAAAAGAAACTCTTAAAAAATATTATATAGGAGTATGCAATAAATTTGGTAAAGAATGGATAACAATTCCTACTGTCTCAGAAGGACAGGTGTGGAATATAAAATATAGAACATGGTTCGGTCTTGAAAAAGAATTTATGAGGGAAAAAGGAGGAACGTCAATGTTATATAATTCTGACGAACTTCCTACAATGTCTTCAAAGTTTGTTATTATCACAGAGGGAGAGAAAGATGCCCTAACTCTAATAGATCGTGGAATAAAAAATGTAATAGGAAATTCAGGAGGAGCCAACACTTTTAAACCGGAATGGCTTTCTCAATTAGATAAATTTGAAAAGATATTCGTGGCATTTGATATGGACACGGCTGGAGAGTCGGGAGCAAGAAAACTTGTTAAAAGATTAGGACTGGATAGGTGCTATGAAGTAAAACTTCCTAAACAGGGGATGGATATAAATGACTATTTTAAAGAAGGTAATACAAGAGATGATTTTAAAGAGCTTCTTAAAGCTTCGAAACCTTTTAATATTCCTGGGGTTATCACTCTTGGGGACAGTTATTCAATGCTTTATAACAGATATAAAGAAGGAAAGGACACGCCTACTGTTACCACCCCATGGGAACGGGTTAATACCATACTTAACGGAGGACTCTTTGATGGGCAGCTTGTCACGATTGCAGGACAGGCTAAGAGTCTTAAAACACATATATCATACATTATCGCAGAACACGTAGCTAGAAAAGGAGTTCCTGTTTTTATATATGAATTAGAAATGAATCCTGCAGAACTAGCTAAGAGAAATGTAACAAGATTAATGCAAGTTCCTTATACCTTCATAGATCCGTTGGACATCTTACTAACAAAAATAAAACAAGAAAATGTTCCTATATACATTGGAGAACCAAGTGGATCTGTTGATTACAAACACATGATAGAAACTATAAAAGCAGTCTATCAAAGGTTCGGAGTAGGATTTGTAGTAATAGACCACGCACATTTAATAATAAGATCTTCGGATCACTTAGTTGAAAAAATAGGTATGATGGTTAAAGACTTTGCTTTCCTTGCCAAGGAATTAGAAATACCAATTCTATTGCTTGCACAACCTAACAAGGCTAAAGATCCTAGGCACAGGGATACTTATTCTAACATAGGCTGGTCTAATGCCTTTGCTACAGACAGTGACGTTATTTTAATCATTCATAGAAATAGATCTGAGCAAATAGATAAGAACGGTACGGAAAATATGATTATCCAATCTAAGATAGGAGAAGGAGATTGTTTCGATCCCGAAGCCTCTTCCTTCTCTCCTATAGCTACTTTATATGTAGACGCTTCAAGAACTGCTGCAGGAGGTCTTGCTAGATTATGGGTTGATCCTTTATATTTCACTGTTGAAGAGTTAGATTCTTATGAGGGAGAGGTAGAAGAAGTTTCTACCATTAAAAAGAAGGCATTTACCTTAGATACTGAATACGCAATGGAGATGTAGAAATGATAGAAGGAAAGAATATTATAATACTTTCAGTTAAAGAGGGAGAAATTCTTTTAAAACTTATAGATGAAGCAATTGATTGTATTAAAAACCATAATTCCCTCTTGCTTACTACTGAAGAAACAAAGACCCTGCAAGATCTACGAGGAGCAGTAAAGTACAATGACAGAAAATGATAGAGAGCTTTTATCTGTTCTTAAAGAGCTTGGAGTGCCTTTTTCTCCAGAGCTTAATACTACAGATAAATTAATAGAAACTGTAACTAAAAAGATCCTTGAAACTCCAGAGGTTACACATCTTAGTAAGAATGCTTTAACTATTTTGGATAAGCATGGATTTGACTTGGTTTACAGCGATGGTTCTAGAGTTCGACTTGACTAAGTTGGAAAAGTATGATATGTCTCTACCACTCTTGTTAAGCTTAATTGTTTTACTTGGGCAGTGCTTAAGTCCTTGCCCAAAAGATGTGTGGTTTGTTTTACCTCCTCAAAACCATCACATCTCAAATAAATTATCGTGAGGCCTAGCACATACAGGACAACGACCTCACATCCCCTTTAGGAGAGAAGAATGGAAACCACGGATAAGGATTTGTATGACTCAAACATTTTAGCCAGAACACTTAAATATGCTTCAACCTTTACAACAAATGAGGGTATTTACTCTCATTTCTTTTTTACAAACACAGGTGTAATTACAACAGATGGAACCTTTCTCTTTAAAGCTGAACTTAAAGGATCAGGCCTTCCTAATGCAACCCTTCCTGTCCGAAATATGTTGAAGTTTCTCTCAGTATGTCCAGAAGGACAACAAGTTTCGTGGCAATACGGAATAAATAAAAACAGCGTTATCTTCAAGGCAGGTTCTTATCAATCTCAAATCCCAAACACATACATAGATTCAATTCCATCTCCAAAAGATTTATTTGGAGAGCCTTTAAAGAATATAAAACAAAAGCCCAAGCAATCCTTTTCAATTACTACAGACCTTATTCAAGCCATGAACAAAATTTCTTTTTGTAAAGCTCCCTTACAAGACGCAGAGAAGCAAGAAATTCAAGGAATTAGAATAGAGAAAGATGGGATCTATTCAACAGACAGTTATGGGATTAGTTCTGTATTAATGGAAACCCATATAAAAGACCCTTTTACAATCCCTGCCAAGCTAGTAGAGTTTATAACCAGTTATGCCCTTCCTCCTCAAGCCTGTTACATTACCAAAGATTATATAATTTTAAAATACAACACTATTATGGTCATAGGACGAACTAATAATTATCCTTATCCTGAGAAAATCTTGTCTCAAGTAAGAGAATTCAATCCTACTACTACAATAACCTTCAAAGAAAAAGCAGACGAAAGAAGTAATATCTTGAAAAGATTATCTGTATCTGAAGGAACTACCTTGTTAATAACTCCAGTAGATTCCTCAACTCTTGAATTCTCTATTTCAGATAGACTTGGAAATAAAACTTCTGAGCAGGTAGAAGCTACGAATGCTCTTAGTTCAGCTCTGATGACTGGCTTTAAGTTCTTTAGAAATGGGTATAAGAATACAACTGATATCGGAGTTGCTGAGTTACCAGATTCAAGAATTCAACTGATGTTCTCAGAAGGATCTTTCAAGTTTACTATTCTTGGAAGGTCTGTTCAATGACTGCTCCTCTTTGTACTCTTTGCGATAGGTGGAAATGTTTCTATGACACCTATGGTAAGAACAATTTAAAAGGTGTCGGGGATGAGAATGCAGATATAATGTTAGTAGGAGAGTGCTATTCTGATGATAATGAAGCAAACACAGGGATTCCTTTTGTTGGAGCGTCGGGAAAGATGCTTAATGAAATGTTGCTCTATGCAGGAGTGCAAAGGGAAGATGTATTTATAACAAATGCCTTGCGGTGCTGGCATCCTGATAACAAGACTCCTTCAGTTAGAGAAATAAAGAATTGTAGACCTTATTTATTAAACGAAATAAATACAGTTAAACCTAAGATAATAATTGCAATAGGACGAATACCCATGACTGCTCTTGGGATAAAAGAGGATCAGTCTGCAGCAGTAGGTAAGCTTCATAAATCTCCTTATACAACTGTTCCAGTATTCGCTATTTATCATCCTGCTTATATTCTTAGAAATAGAAAGTTAAAAGATACTAACTTTGAATACTTTAAGAAGGGTGTAGAAAGTATAGGAAAGAAAATTATTAATGGATTAGTAACAGATAATTATTATGTTGTAAGAACTGTATGCCAAGCAAAGAAAGCAAGAGATTTTTTATTAGGTAGAAAGTTTATTTCTTACGATGCGGAAGCAAGTGGGTTGGATTATTTCAATACAAAGAATCCTGTATTTCTTAAGAGCGTTGCGTTTGGGTTCAATCAGGGAAAAGCAATAGTATTTCCAACAACTCCAGATGTATTTCCAAAAGAAGAAGATCGTAAAGAAGTAATACAATATATAAAAGAAATTCTTGAATCTGACGTTTTAAAGACTGCTCACAATGCTAAGTGGGACAACGGCTTGTTTTTAGTAATGGGAATTAAAGTAAAGCATTTATATATAGATACGATTTTAGCAGCACACCAACTAGACGAGAACGCTGCAAAGGATTTGGACAGCTGTGTTCTCAGGTATGTTCCTGAGATGGCTGGCTACTCAAATGTAATAAAAGAAAAATATAAAGGTAAACCTCACAAGGCTCATGGAGAAGATCTCTGGTTTTATAACGCAGGAGACGCAGACGCTACTTTAAGATTAGCAAAGTTGTTTTATAAAAAACTCCGTGAAGATAACATGTGGTGGTTACATAAGAACGTCCTTGTTCCAGCTACAGAATGTTTTATCCGTATGGAAAATCATGGAGTAAAGTGTGATAGAGACTTGATGAAGGAATTGGAAAAGAAATACATTGAAGACCATAAAAGGATTTCAAAAGAGATTAAAGAAATTCCAGAAGTAATTCAATTCGAACAATTAACAGGACAGTATTATAATTCAGCGTCTCCCTCTCACAATAAAAAGATGTTTATAGAAATATATAAATTACCTGTAATAAAAGAGAGTGAGATTACAAAACAACCAAGTATAGATAAAGACGTTCTTACAGTATATGCAGAGAAACACAACAACGAACTAGCTAGAAAAGTTCGGGAGTTGAGTTTAATAGAAAAAGTGTTATCTACTTATTTAACTGGTTTTTATAAATACCTTTATAAGGATGATATTGCTCACACGCAGATTAATTTAGATGTTACTGTTACAGGAAGGACTTCATCTGGCGGTGGTGGAAAAACAAAAGAAGACGAGATGGAGTCCTTCAAAATTGTAGACGTAGATGCTGCTCAGAGAAAAGCTCCTAATCTGCAGAACATTCCTAAAAGAAATCTTGCTCTGAGAAATATAATTAAAGCTAGAGATAATAGATATTTAATAGGACAGGATTTTGCTCAGTCTGAAGTAGGTTGTGTAGCAGCTATCTCAAAAGATCAGAAATTAATAAAAGCATATATGGAAGGAACTGATCTTCACTCTCAAATTGCTGCTACTATTTTTGGAGTTAAATTAGAAGAAGTTACTAAGGAACAAAGAAATAATGCGAAGTTTTGTTTAGGAAAAAATAGTTTTGTAGCAACCTCTTCTGGATTAAAGCGTCCTTTCAATTTAAATAAAAACGACCAATTATTAACAAAAGAACTTATCTCACAAAATTATAATATGTGCATAGAAAATACAGAAAATACCTTAGTAGTTACTTTTAATAGTGGAATTGTAGAAGAATATAGACCTGACCATAAATTATTAATATGGAAGGGAAATCATACAGATTGGAAAACGGTTAAAGACCTTACTACAGAAGATGAAATAATTTCTGTATATGGCTATCTATCTGATGAACACAAAGAAAAAACAATAGATATTTCCAAGTATTATACTCAAAATAGAATAAAAAGCAAAAAACTTATTAACATTTCTGATCCAGATTGGTGTTATTTCTTTGGACTTTATTTAGGAGACGGTTGTATTTCTTTTATAAAGTCTAAAAGTAATGAAAAAGATATTGGAGGAATGATAAGGATAGTAATAAAAAACGAGAAGACAAAAGATAAAATCTTTACGTTAATGGATAATTATAATATCACCTACAGTATTGCAAAACAATGCATAGCCAAGAAAGGATTTACTTATTATTATGTTACTATAACTTCCTTTGGTCTTTCAAAGCTTTTATTAGAATTATTTCCAAATAAAGATATTTCAGACTTTTTTATTGAGTTTGTGGACTTTAAAGGATTTAAAGAATTATTGTCAGGATTAATGGATTCTGATGGAACAATAAAACAAGGGCTAAAAATATTATGTAATACAAATAAGAATCTAATAAATAAAGTAGCTCTTATTAGTTCTGCTATAGGAATCCCAACAAGAGTAAAGAAGTATAAAGCAGGAATTACAACAAATGGGGCTAGAAGATATCATTATAAAAATAATACAGATAAAAATTATAAAGATTGTTATGAGCTTGCTTTTCATGAAATTTATGAAACCATTACTTGTTTAGACCCACGAAAACAAGGAAATTTTAGGAAAAAATATGATGGGTTTTCAGTAGAAGAAACCTTTGCTGATAATGTTTATAAGGAAGTTCTTAAATTAGAAGGAGGATATTCTAAAAAATCCAAGGCTGTAGTAACTTGGGATAATCTACGTAGAATAAAATCAAAAGTCACTCCAAAAACACCATATCTACATTTAATTCCAGAACTTAAAAATAATTTTTACATAACCAAAATTGTTGATAAGACTCCAAATACTTCTAAAATCTATGTAATTCAAACAGAAAAGAAACATTATATTTCTAGCAGTGTAGTATCTCATAATTGTACTTTTGGTATTTTATACGGTATCTCCCCAAAAGGATTAGCAAAACGTACTGGGTGGGATGAAATTAGATCCGCAGCAATGTTAAATAAATATTTTGAAACCTTCCCACAATTAGACAGATATATGAAAGATGTAGTCAGACAGGTTGATATTAGACAATGGGTAGAGTCTCCTTTACATAGACGTAGAAGATTTCCACTAGTAGATAACAGAGCTTATAGACAGGCAATGAATCAACCTACTCAATCTCTTTCATCAGATCTTCTCATATACGGCTTGGTTATATTAGATAAATTAATAGAAGAGCAAAATCTTTATGAACACATAACACCAATTTTAGCAGTACATGATGAAATCTGTGTAGAAGCTGAAACGGGGTATGTAGTAAAAGCTATTGAATTAATTAAACAAGCCTTCACTAAAGATCTTTATAAGAATAAATTTATTGCAGAAGTCATGGGGAAAATACGTTTAGGAATCGACATGAAAATTTCTCCTTGTGGTGGTGGATGGGGGGCTTATCTTCCTTTAAGTACTTATGATGATACAATTTTAAACAGAATAGATAAGGGAGAACTAGTTATAGACTTGGACTTAAAATTAAAAGAAACCGACTTGACAACCCCGAAAAAACGTGCTATTGGTTAAAGCGAAGAATGGGATGAGCAGGTATGGCAAGGTATTTAGACCAGATTGAAACAAGTACAGTTGCTCGGATAAAGATATTACCACTCAAGCTCCCTCTTAAGTTGGCAATAGGCACCTTTTCATCCCATTCTTCATTTTAATCAAAAGAGAAAATAAAAATATGAATACGAAAGAATTGATAGAAGAAGGAAAAGACTTACTAGAAGAATTGAAAATAGATGACTCAAGCCTACATACTTTAAATGAAGAACTTAAAAGACAATCACTATTACAAGTAGAATTTCTATTATTACTTAGACATGCGAAAATAAGAATGAATAAATTACTATTAGCTGAAGAAGAATATACATCGAAAAAGATCTCTGAAACTTGTAAAGAAGCTTTTGAAAATGGAAAACCAATAGCAAGCTCGGCAAAGAAAGATTTGAAAAAGACAGACTTACCTTTAGATCCCTATTATATGAAAATAAGAAAGAATTTATTAGAAGCTAATGAAGAAACTGATTTCCTAGAAAGTTTACAATACATACTAAAACAACGTGGAGACTTATTAATAGAGCTGATTAAATTAGATAGAAATAGAGTATTAAGTGAAGCGATGCTAAATACAGATATGGGAATGAAAACAAGAATAAATGTTTATAATAAAAAGATGATGAAGATGATTGAAAAGGAAAAAGCTAAAAATGAAAGAAATACAAAAAGAGGAAATTAAAATAGGAGATCTTGTAGAATATAGAAGAACATGGAAAAGAGAATATGATAACTGGCCTGACTTAAAAGTACACGCAACCATAAAAGAAAAGTTTAAAATAGGAGTAATAGTAAGCTCAGAAATAGGAGATGAATTCTTAACTTACGATAAAATAAATAGATATATAAGATTAGAAGAAAGCGAAAACTTAGAAGAGATAATATAAAAGGAGAGAATAAATGGCTAATGTTAAAGTAGATCCGTTTGCACTTGATTTGGAAGTTGGAAAGAAGGCAACAAAGGCAATTAAAGGAGAAGCAGGTGGTCTTGGCACTCCTTGTCCTAACAAAAATTGGGGCAAGCCATGTGCAGTCTGTGAAAGGGCTAAGAAGTTATTCAATACCAAGAGTCCTGCAGACCGTGAAGAAGCTCTTAAGATTTACGCAAAGAAGACTCCCTTCTGTAATGTAGAGTTTCTTAATGAACGTGGTAAGGTATACCTAATGGTCCTTCCAGTTAACGCAGCAACGGCATATCTAGAAGGAGTTTATGAAACAAAGTTGTGGGGAAATCCTGCTCACCCTGCTCCGCAGAAGGGAGATAATTCTTCTGGTGCTCCTCTAGTACTTACGAAGAAGACGGAGGGAGGGTTTAATAAGTATTCTCTTACTCCAAATATGTCCGCAGATGCTGCTTCTAGGAGAGTCTCTTCCAGAGAAGTTTTAAATAATTGCTATGACCTTGATAATATAATTAACGATGTTGAGGAAGGGAAGATAGAGAATATGTTCCTGCCTAGAAGAGATCTATCAGTTGGGCAGTCTGTTTCTTTTAAGATTCTTCCTAGAAAGAATGCTCCTAGTGGTGTTCCGATAGAAGTGGGATACTATCATTATGGAGTTACAAAAGACGAAGTAAGAGGAAAAGCAACTCCTGCTTCTATGGAGGTTGAAGAAACTATTTCAACAGAGTCTGTTGGCGGAGTAGATGATATGTTGGATCTTGGGGATGATCTTGGAGATTCTAAGGGAGACGATGATCTTTTCGATCTGGATTAAAAATGCACAATAAATTTCGTCCCAAAACTCTTTCTGAATTCATAGGGAATGAAGAAGTTATCTCTGCAGTAGAGAGATTAATTTCTTTGCCCTATGAAGACAGACTGCCTACTTACTTTATAACGGGGCCATTTGGACTCGGAAAGTCGAGTTTGGCGGCTATTCTAGCAAGAGAACTTGGAGCAACTACGAATGGTTTGGATCTGATAAAAATTAATGCAAGTAATGATAGGGGAATAGAAACAGCTAGAAAGATTGAAATAGAAGCTAATACTCCTAGCATTATAGGCACTGTAAAAGTATTCTTGCTAGAAGAGGCAAACCAACTTACTAAAGAAATGTCCAAGGCCTTGTTGGATATAACAGAACATCCTCCTAAGGGGGTGTACTTTATATTCGTAACAATGAATCCAGAAAACTTAAATGATGCCCTACTTTCACGTGGCCCCCTTCTGCAGCTGAGACCCCTATCACGTGAAGAGTCCTTGAAACTTGTCAAGAAGGTAATGAAAGCAGAGCAGATAACTCTTACAGTTTCGATGGTAGAATCCCTTCTTGAATATGCTGTAGGAATTCCACGATTATTACTAATGGGACTTAATGTAATTCGTGGATGCAAAGACGTGGGAGAGGCTCGGAAATTACTATCACAGCAGGAATCAGAGCAATCTCCAGAAGTAATAGATATTGCAAGGGCTATAGCAAAAAGTATGAATCCAGCTTCATACCAGAGTTTGCTTCGCCAATCCTATGACGACATGAAAAAGAATCCTGAGAAATATAGGATTGGTATTGGAGGATTCTTTGCTAAAGTTGCTATATCTCCAAGTAATATAAATGCTTTTGAAGAGATGCCTAAGATACTACAATTATTTTCTGAGCCTCTCTACGGACCTTCAGGGCATATAAAATTGTTAAAGGGTTTAATAGAGGCCCACTGTATAATGAGTAATCTACGGAAAGGAGAATAGTATGCAAAGAGTAATGACTCTTAGAAAATTAATTAACGAATTAGAGAAAGCAGTTGCAGTTGCTGATGCAGCTGGAGTTTCGGAAGATGAGATAGAAGTGGTCTTAGTAATTAATAATACATATAAGACTTTCGAACGAATTTCTTTTGACGTGTTTGCCGATGATCCACAGATTGAAATACTATACCGATAAGGAGAAACAAATGGGAATAAAACAAGAAAATAGAGATCCTAAGCCTAAGACAAAGAAAATTAAAGAAAAAACACCAGAAAATAAGTTTGATTCCATGATATGGGATATCGGTTTGGATGAGTTAGTAGATGAATTCTGCGTAGCTATGAAGACCAGACTGTACGAGAAGTTTAAGGCAGGATACACTGGGTGGGATACGGATGACGTTGAAGATTTAATTCTTAAGATGCAGACTAAGGCAGAACCTATCAATCCTACAGAGACAGATCTTGTAGACGTTGCTAACCTCGCAGCTATGATATGGAATAGGAGATAATATATTCATGGGAGCAAAGGATCTTTCTAAAATAATAGCTGAACTTAGGAAAGAAGGTTTTAGGGGAGTTTCTCTAGGATCTGAGTGTGAGAACGCAGAACTAGTTCCTTTCAGGAATAAGGCCATGACTCTTATAACAGAGGGAGGCCTTCCGTACGGAAAGATTCATGAATTTTTCGGACTCAGTGCATCAGGAAAGTGTGTCGGTGGAGAAACCCTTATAGCAACTAAAGAAGGCCTTCTTCCTATAGAAGATCTTTTTGCTCCTTTAGTAACTAGTAATAAAACAGTAAGAACTGTTCCAGTACATTTAGCTTTAGAAGAAGATAGGTGGTACAGAACAAAAAAGCCACTACAAGTATTCAATTCTAGTAATACTGTAGAGGAAACTCAGAGGTTATATTATGGTGGTAAAACTCCTGTGTATATTTTTTATACTAGGAATAACCATCACATTACAGGAACTCCTGAGCATAAAATTGAAGTCGTAACTCCTAGAGAGAAACTAAAGAAATTCATATCTTTAAAAGATATAGCCTCTGATAAAAATAAATACCTTATACCTTTCAAGTGTGGTTCACGTATATACGGAACCAACACGTCCCTCGTTGAGTATGGCAATTTCCCTATAACCCTTGATTGCAACTTAGCTTATGATCTTGGTCAGTTATGTATGAGCATAACAATGACCAACTATTACGGCCCGAAAATTATTAAAAACAAGAAAGAAGTGGTAGAGAAGATAAGCAAGAAGTGGGAAAAGTACGGACATAAAATCCACCCCCATGATAAAGAGTTCATTAAGTGGGCTGTATTAAACGAGCTAGTTCTTTCTAAGATAGCTACATTTGAAATACCTACAGCTATAAAGAAAGCACCTAGAGATATCTTACTGTCCTATATAGCAGGTATTTTCTCAATGTGTACTAGAAAGAAGGATCTCCTTGAACTCAGACATCAATCCTATCACTTTATTACACAACTTCAAGCGTTTCTTTTAAACGAGGGAATTGAGTCAACCATATGGTTTAACTCACGTCATGGGTATAGGCATCTCAGAGTATACGAAAAAAACTTTACTAAGATGTTTTCATCCATAATGGGCACAGCATCTGTAGAAGATAATGAGAAGGAAAGAATCATCTACGAGCCTATAAGAAAGATCAGAAAAAGTATAGCAGGAATGCCTGTATACGATATTGAGATGCCTAAAACCCATGCTTATGTAGCAAACAATTTAGTGTCTCACAATTCATATTTTATGTATGAATTACTGGCACAATCTCAGAAAATGTATGAACCTACTTTTGGGATAATTGTAGATAGGGAAGGAGCTTATACTTATTCACGTGGAGAACAGCTTGGAATCAACAACGAGCAATTAATTCTATCCACTCCTGCAGACACTCCTCTACCTAGAGATGCCGTTAGTTTCATGGAGAAAGGAATAGTTTCTATTAGGAAACATGTTCCTAATTCCCATATATTAATTATCCTAGACTCTGTAGCTGCCTTTGATAAAGACATCAAAAGAGAAGCTTCCGATATGGGGAAAGGAGCACAGTCTTGGCATGAAGCCTTCAGGGATATGTTAAACTTTGTAGACCCTCTTACAATGCTTCTATACAGCAATCATGTTACTTATACTCCAAACCCTTATGGGAATAATAAAACAAAAGCTGGAGGCACAGCTACAAGTTACTACAGATCATGTGGAATTGCTTTAGATAAGAAAGTACAACTAATAGACGAGAAACGGGGTAATGAAGTAGTTGGAGATAAGGTTCAGATTATTGTAGACAAAACAAGACATGGACCTTCATTTAGAAAACTTCTAACTCCCTTGTACTACGCTACAGGAGTTCCTGAGTACGGAGGTTATCTGTGGATGCTTGCTTCAAGGGGATACATACAGCCTAAGAATGTTAAAGAATTCCAAAATGGAAAAGGAAAGGTGTATACCTACACAAAAGAAGGGCAGACTTTTACTTTCATTGAGGGGAGAGAAGAGCTTATCTTGAAGAAATTCCCTGAACTAGTTTTTACTTCTTACCCTGAGTACAGGCAGACAGAGGAAGAAAAGGTGGAAGATCCTGATGAGAGTTGAGTATCCAGCTTTAGTATTTGCTGATCTACATGCACAGAAGAAAATAATGCCAGAGATGGCTTATTTCTTTTCCAAGACTGTTCCTGAGGCTTATAAAAAGTACAAATGCAAAAGCATTATAATTGTAGGAGACGTATTTCATGTAGCCTCTCAGATAGATACTGAGCTTTATACTATGGTCTTTAATAACTTAAGGTGGTTAAAAGAAAGACTTGATACTACAATCCATTTAGTAATGGGGAATCATGACATGTTCATGGTAGACGTTTCTCCTTTAATTCCCTTTTCTACAATATGTAACGTCTACGCTCATACGACAATTACAGAAGATGGAACTGAATTCATTCCTTACAACGATATTCCTAATGAACTATGTACAAAGCAGGGAAATACTTTCATTCACTATGCGTTAAAAGATGTATTAGATTCAATTAATTTTAATTACGGAATTAAATATCTAGACCCGCAGAATAAGAACAGATGGTATTATGCTGGACATATACATACTCCCGTTTTTAAGGATCACGTAGTTTCTTTAGGGTGTCCTATTCAATGGATGTTTGATGATATAATGACCAACAAAATATATGCAGTTTATCAGAACACTAAAGACGAAGAAGGCTTTATAGACATAAATACAAACATAACTAAATTTAATGTTATTGATGTACATTCTTTAGAAGATTTAAATAAACCAATAGAGTACGGAGAAATAAAAACTTTTGTAAAACTAAAGATACATACTGAAGAGGTTACTAAAAAAGAAATAGACGAATTGAAAAAAGAAATAAATGCTACATTTATAATTCAAAGAACTTCGACTCCTACTAAAATAAAAGGAACTTTAGATACAAATACGGCTAATAATCCTGCAGATATTTATAGACAATTCCTCCAACAATGTAATACTACATTTAATAAGAGAGAATTGTACCAACTTGTATTGGAGAAGATTTCTAATGAGAATAGAATTTCTAAGGATGTATGCTGAGAATACGTGTAGTTATGCAAGTTTAGAATTAGGATTTACAAATGGTTTCTGCGTTATTAACGGGATTAATGAAGATGATGGAGGATCGAACGGATCTGGAAAATGCTTGTGTAATCAATTAGTTACTTTAAGCGATGGATCTTCTAAGTGGCTTAAAGAGGTTAACGTAGGAGATAAACTTCTATGTTTAGATGGAAATTTAAAAATTAATGAAACGGTTGTTCAAGAGACTTCTAATCAAGAACAATTTTGTTATAATGTAGTTTTACAGGATGGAAGGGAAATTAAAGCCTCTGGCAATCATCCTTTTTTGACCATAACAGGATGGAAGAAATTACAAGACTTGAAAATTAAAGATCGAATAGCAACTTGTAGGGAGCTTCCTAATTTTAAAACGATAAGTCAAGACACAATTTCTATAAAAAAAGCAGAATTAATAGGAATCTTATTAGGAGACGGTTCTTTTAGAAAGAATCCAATAAAAGTTTTTCTTGGAGAAAAGAAAAAATTAATTATAGAAAAATTACCTGACTTAATTGAAGAATTTAATTACAATTTAAAAGTAAAAGTTAGGCGGTATAAAAATGAAAACTGTTATACATGTAGTTTTATACTTAAAACACGTAAAAATAACCCTAAGAATGAGTTAACTGCTTTCTTAGAAAGCTTAAATTTAATGGGTAGGATAGGAAATACAAAAGAAATTCCAAAATGTATTTTAGATGGCTCTAGTTATGTAATAAAGGCTTGTTTAAAAGGATTGTTTGGTACGGACGGTTCTATTAACTATTCTCCTTCTGAAAGGAATAAAGGGTACGTAGACATTTCATACGTAAGTAAGTCAGAAAAATTGGTAAAACAAATACAATATTTATTATTAAAGTTTGGAATTCTTTCTAGAATTAGACTTAGAAGTGTTAGAAATCAAAATTCTACTAAAAAGTTTTCAAGTTGGTGTTTAGAAATTTCTAACATATTTTCAAAGATTAAATTTCTAAATACTATTGGTATGTATGATACGAATAAAAAGGACTATTTTTTGTCTATCCTAGAAGATATTTTAAAGACAAGGAGGTCTGGAAAGAGGGACTTAATTCCTGGTGAGATCTGGGAATACATCAAAAATAAAAAAGAAGAGAAAGAGCTTTCGTGGAAAAAGATTCTCCCAAAAAGTATTTCCTTGGCTGCAAATAGATATTGTAGAGAAAAGAAAGAAACTTCTAGAGAAATTGTAGAATATATAGGTAATAAATTACAAGACACCTTTTTATCACACTTGGCAACCAGTGACATCTACTGGGATGAAATAAAAAAGATAGAACCTATTGGATACCAAACTACTTATGATTTAAAAACAACTTCAGTGTTGGGCCAAGACCCAAACTTTGTAGTAAACAGTATCTTTGTACATAATTCTAATATTCCTCGTATCTTCTTTTATTCTCTTACTGGCACTACTCCTGAGGGGCTGAAGACAGATAGTGTTCTTTCTGATTTTCATCCAAGGAATTCCTTTGTTCAAATAGACTTTATAATTTCAGGAGAAAACTATTCAGTAAAAAGATACAGAGAACACTCGCAATATGAAAATAAATTATTTCTATTTAAAAATGAATTAGATATTTCTCGTAAGAATGTAGTAGATACTCAAAAGGAAATATATAATATTCTAGGTCTTGATCGTGAACATTTATTAATGCTCACACTATTCAGCGTAGATACAATAAGTTTCGCTAAAAGCACTCCTACTGAAAGACGAAATTTATTTACAGAATTATTTCCTGAAATACATAAATATAAAGAGAACTATGCACCATTATTTAAGACAGAAAAAGAAAACTTAATAACTGAATTAGGAGAATTAAATAATAGGAATATATCTTTCACTACAAGAATAAATATGGAACAGGAAGAGATAAATAATGCAGCCGAAGACCTTGAAGACATAATTGCAGAGAAAGGTCTTCTAGAAAATAGTAAAGAAACTTCTCAGGAGAATGAAATAGAAAAGGAAGCAATTAAAAGAGTAAACGATAAAACAGCTTATATTAAATCCAAGTTTCCAGAAAAATTAATTAATAATTCAACAAAAATTACAGAAACTATTGATAAATTAGTTAAACAAAATACTGCTAAGAGACAGGAACGAAATCTTTTGGAAGTAGAAAACAGAGGGAGGTTTGGTGATAAGAATAGATTAGAAGCAAGATTAAATAGGTTTAAAGAAGATCAGGAAGAAATAGTCGGAGCTATTAATAGAGGAGAATGTTCTAATTGTGGAACTGTTTTTAGAACTGCTCCTCCAAAATATAAAACTAAGTTAGAAGAATCTACTTCTAAAATTACCGAATGTGAAAAAGAACTTACGCCTTTAATAAAAGCTTATGAAAAAACAGAAGAATTAATTAATAAATCTAAAGAAGAAGAAAAAGAAACAGAAAGAAAATTAAGTATATTATATAACTTTCAAATGGAAATGGAAAAGTTAGCCCAATTAAAAGAAGAATTAGCTTCCGCTTCAGCTCCTTTAATGGAAATAGAAAGCAAACTAGCAGAATTAGATAGAAGAGAAGCAGAAATAAGAGAAAGGATTTCTAAGAAAACAGAAACAAGAGATAAATATATTGAAGGAAAGACTAAATTAACAAAGAAAATTTCTTCCATAGAACGATTAGTTGGAATGTATGAGTATCTCTCAAAAATTTCTTCTGTAGATATTCCTACTTATCTCTTAAACAAATATATTGTTACTTTAGAAAAAGAATCTTCAGACATAATGCATGAGCTATTTCAAGGATATAGGATTGTATTATCCGACACAGCAACTACTAAGAAAGGAACAGAGAAGGCAGAATTAACTTTGGGAATAGAAAAGCCTTCAGGAACAGTTAAAGACTACAAAACTCTTTCTGGAGGAGAGCGACAAGCAGTAGATATAAGCTTGTTACTAGGGCTACAAAAATTAGTGGCTAATGAAAAGGGAATGACTTCTAATGCAATATTCCTAGATGAGATCTTGGATATCTCTGCGGATAATGTTAGGAATGAGAGTATAATTAATTTATTAACTAAAGTAAGTTCTGAATATGATTCTATGTTCTTAATCTCTCATAAATCTATTCTTACAGAAGAGGCAGAAACAGTATTAGAAGTAACAAAGAAAAATGGAATATCTGCCTTGACAAGCATCGAAAAATATGATTAGTGATTTAAAGAATTTGGAACATAAAGGAGAACGGTATGGCAAAAGTAAAGATTGGTAATTTCACCCCAGCGACAGCAAAGAGACCAGAGACTAATAAGAATATTAAAACATTCTTTGCATGTGGTCCAGCGGATATTCACTTTAACCAGATTACAGAAGTTTCCATAGGATGCGATGTAACTATTCCAGAAGGGTTTATTGGAATTCTATGTCCAATGACCAAGATGATAGATGTATCCTCAGTAGTTATTGAAAACAGTGGAATAGTAACTGGAACCTTCAATAGAATAAAGATGCGTAAAGGGACCTCTGGTTCGGTTAGGATTAGATCTGAAGAGCCTATCGCAACGCTTATTCTAGTACCTGTAGAGCCTTTTGATTTTGTAACCTATTAATGTTTATAACTAAAGGACCAAAACAGGAAAAAGCAGAAAATAGCCCTGCTTTACAAAAACAGAATGAAGAACTTCTTCTGCGTGTAATGAATTTAGAAAAAATAATTATGGAGAAGTTTGGAATGACCATTAAGGAGTTAAGTTTTAGGTATAACACAGTAAAATTAGACGCAATAATAAACAGTTTCGAACATGAGAAACAAGAAGTTGAAATAAAATTAGATCCTATTGTGGTGACTAATGAGCGAAGTTCCTAGGTATGTTTTAATACAAGCAAAGAATACCTTAAAGGCTAACGATACTGTAATACTAGCTTCAGGAGAAAAATACCTCGTTCCTAGGGGATGGCTAGGAATGAGGTTGGGAAGAGATGCTGTAAAGGTAGTGAAGGAAGATATAACAGATCTCTGGAAACCTTATGACATAAGTATAGATCTTACAAATAAAAGTCTTCTCGTTCAAAGGGCTTCAGGGTTTGGAGACATGCTTTGGATGAGTGCTGTATTAAAGTATATTAAGGACAAATACCCTTCTTGTAGAATAGGGTACTCCTGTTCTTTTGATTACGTACCTATATTACGGCTAATACCAAATATAGATAAAGTAGTTCCTATTCCAGTACAAGCTTCTCAGTTAAAGAATTACGACTATCATCTAAGCTTCATGGACTCGGTTGAAAACAGATTAGGAGAAGAGACAGATGAAAACTCCTATGAAGCTTTTTATAAAACTCTAGGAGCTGCAGACGTTCCAGATGAATATAAAAGGCCTTATGTAAAAGACATCGCTGCAAGGGATATTGGAAAAGGTCCAGTTGTTGGAATTCAGCCTTTAGCTCAGTCTCAGATAAGAGATCTTCCCAGACCTTTAGTAATTGATTTTATTAAAGAAATGAATAAACGTGGTTATCACGTAATTATGTTCACGAATAAAAATGAACATAGATTAATAGACTTAAGAAACGTCGTCAAAGATTTAAATGTTTCCTGTTCCTTCGAATATTCAAAAGATGGAGATATATACGACTCCTGTAAAGTTCTAAAATCCTGCGAGTGGCTACTAACACCAGATTCAGCTTTTGCTCACATAGGCCCAGCTCTAGGCGTTAAGACTATTTCTATTTACGGACCTTTTGCTGCAGAAAGCAGGATGAAGTACTATTTAAATAATTGGGCCATAGATACTAGACCTTCTTGTAGATGCAGATTACACACCCCTGGAATATGTCCTTATGGAATTACTCCCTCTCCTTGTATGGATGTAGACTTTAATTTAATTATGAATATAATTAACTAAGGGATTCGTCCAGTAATTCTAAGGCTTTTCTAAACCAATCCCAGTATTCTAGAGTCCCTGTAACAGGTAAGGGCAGTCCTAAATTCTCAGTTGTAGAGTACATGATCTGATAACTATACCCAGTGAATAATTTCCAATAAGTATTATGTCTTAATAAATCTGTATAAAGAATTTTAGTAGTCCAATAGTCTGTATCTGAAGTAAGTATTCCAGAAGTTGAATCAGAGGCTATATATAAATATCTTACAGAACTGTCTAGGACTACATTACCATAAGAATAATAAGTAGTTGCGTCCCAATCTACTATAGGAGGTTCTCCAACTATTTCTTCATTATAATTCTGATACCATAGAGAACTGTCATAAGAAACTAGATCTCCAGGGTAATAAGTAGTGGCGTCATTGTATACATTTACAAAAGAATCTGCAGGGCTAAAAGAACTAGCAAGAGTTAACGAGTCTGCATCATCTATAGAATCTATATTATATATATCGTAATCTCCAAGTAATTTAAAATAAACTGCATTCGTAGACGTTACAGGAGTTGCTGTTATTCCAGTAGAAGGGAAATAGGCAGTAGGAAAATAAGGATAGGAAGTAGGAAAATATCTGGTGGAGAAATAAACTTCATGACCTCCAGAGAAAGTATAATCTGTAGTAGACAATTCAGGAATGTCCGTCCATACTGTGTAGTATCCATGAACTGAGGAGTCTCCCTCTACAGCTACAGCTCCTCCTAAAGTATATAATTGGCCTCTATACCCAACTACATCCTCAGATACATGTCCTTCTGTAACTAGTTGTTTCTCTGTTTTTAATAAGTAATCTGTTAGCGTTTCTGCTTGTCTAGCATCTTTATCGTTCGTTACTGGAAAATTATAAAAAGGAATAAAGGCATTAGAAATCATATAAGTTTGAGCGGAAGCTGTTGTTCCACGGTAAAGCTCTGCTAACCACAAAGTAGTGTTGTCTACAACCCTAGTCACTTCGTAGGTCTCTCCGGCTGTTATGGAGAACATGAAGGGAGGAGTTAAGGAAGTCCACGTAGTTCCAATTCCTGTTACTGAATAGCTCCCAGTAACTACATTAGCAGTACCTGTTGAGTAGTTCATCCGTACAACGTCCTTATTTGATTAGAGAGCATTATAGAAGCTTTTCTTGCCCATTCTTCAGGATTTCTTGTATTATTGTCCACTAATGGAAGGTCTAAATTATCAGATACTTCATAGCAAAGAGAGTAATTTTTATGAGAGCCGTTAGCTCCTCCATAAGGAACTGTAAGAGTTATCTGCGTATTACTGTCTATTGAAGCTATGTGATATACAGGAGTAGAAGATCCTGACAATTTAAAATACAAAGGAGCAGGAGAAATAGAAGACCATCCGGTTCCTTTGCCAGTAACCGTTGTTGAGCCTCTTGTAACTCTTACATTTCCTAAAGAATAGTAGTTAGCTCTCACTTCAAAGTCCTAGTATTTATAATTAAATACATTTATTCCAATACACCCTAATTCTACCATAAAAACACTAAATAAGAAAGAATCTCTCCACTTACTTCCAACTAATTCAGCAATGACAAAAGTAGTTGCACACCCAACTACTCCTGCTAAAATTAATTTATTATCGCTTGGGTGCTTTCCTAATAGTCTATTTTGTTCACAACCTCCTTCTTTTAAAGCTAAATGGGTAGAATAAACATCTCCTAAAATAGAAGCACAAGACAGCCCATATAATATTTTACTCTGAGTTGTCCACTCGTCCGCTTTTAAATTTGAGAAGCAGACCAATAAAATGATGACAATAATACTACATAACTTCATCTTTTTGATATTTTAGAAGCTGTTGTTGTAATTCTTCGATAGCTTTATTAGCTTTAACTAATTGCTCTTTGAGAGATAATATTGTAAGGTCTAATTCTCCCAAATACCTAGCCACTGTTTCCATAGTAACTTGAGATTCCATTTGTATTCTCCTTTTCTTAAAATGAAGTCAAATCTACATAATATCTTCCACCATTAGAACTTTTCATAATAAGCCTAGGCCACCCATAACAGTCACTACAGTATAAGTATATACCTTCAACAGGAGTGCCTGGATGTGATGTACCAGTATATGAAGTAGGCATATAAATATAATTATGTCCATCTTTACTAGGAGAATAGACTCCAAATTGCATACTTCCTCCAATTGTCGATGTTTGAACAGAGAGAGAAGTTGAATTTATATGGAAAGAGGTAAAGTTTTTAATATGTCCTATTAAAGAAGAGTTTCCATTTAATTCAAAATAACCTCCTGGGGAGTAGTATTTTAATTGTACATAAGAAGAGGAAGTAGTAGAACCAGAATGTAACTTAAGAGTCCCCCCTGATAAAATTGCAGCTGTTCCAGACCCCCCAACTATCAATCCGTTCGAACCAGAAACAGTAATCGCTCCTCCGGAATTTACTGTAAAATCTCCTCCATTTTGAATAACTAAATTTCCTGATGCCCCAATATATAAATTGGCTCCAGAAGATATGGTTAAATAACTACCACTACCTCCAGTTCCTCCTAATATCCACCCGCACACCATTCCTCCGGTAACAATGTGATCTCCTCTTATTTCCGTTCGTCCACTCCCTGTTCCATTTAAAATATTTGCAAAGGCAGTATTTGACATGTATGTGGTTGAGGTTCCCAACCTACTTACATATCTTGCTGTGTTTTGTGATGTAAGATCTGCTCTAGGAGCCCAATGCCCACCCGTAGCCGATCCAGTTTCAGCAGAAACTATGCATTCATATAGATTTCCATTGTAATAACAAGTATCTCCTAAATAATAAGGAGGGGTGGGATATACTGAATTATTTGGAAATAAAGTAGCATCATTAACCCAATCCCACACTTCATAAGAAAGGCCTTCAGTTTTTGGAATTATACATGTTTTTCTATATAAAGCGGCAGAATCTGTTCCTACAACCCATTTATCTCCTATCCAATAAGGAGGAGTTGGATTTGTTACACTTCTAAACTCTCTGGGACCTGTATAACCTTCTTCTCCTGTTCCTATAAAATCACTCAATCCATAAGGAGTACCGCTAGTATCCTCTACTATTATAGCACCATTTTTAACTAAAATACCTTCATCATTAATTATTACTGTGCCTCTGGTATTTGTAATTGCATTTGGATCTACGAATTCTGCAGTGGTAATTGCCCACACTGAAAGCTCACTCTCGGATCTTGCTATAGAGTCTATTCTTACTTCATCCATGCTTCCGTTTAACTGATTAGTACCTAAGTATGTGCTTCCAAAATAAACTGCGGAGGAAGAAGGATCACTCCAAGTTCTAGAATCATCTCCTAAGTCTCCAAAAACATTATCACATCCTACTAACCACTGATTATTATCGAAGTCCCAAGAAGCCGTAACCATGTACCAGTTTCCAACAGTCCAAGATAATCCAGGTAGAGTGGCTACTGCAAGCCCTCCCACAGCTAATGTAAGAACTCCTGCAGCGGTATAGTAAATAGAAACTCTTGGATTCTGGAAATCCATTATGTAAATATTTGCTGTTGGAGTCACTCCTAAACGTACTCTAGCAGCAAAGGACCCTGTTCTTGGGAAGTTAGGATAAGCATAGCTTAGTTGTCCTGAAGAACGTGTAGTTCCTCCAGTTACATGAGAAGTTGCATATGCTTTTTGCTCAAGCTGTACATCATCGAAGTCTATTACTCCAGAAAGACCAGCAGTGTTTACATAAATTCTAACTCTTGCGTATACAGTACTAGCTGGGGCAGTTCCAGAAACATAGTAATGTTTATAAGTATTAAATGTTGCTAAAGTAGAAACTGAAGAAGAGAGTAAAGAACTACCACTGTTCAGCCAGTCTATAGCCAATACAACAGTACCCGTTGGAAGGTTTGTTTTTATCATTGCACTTGCTGTGTACGTTTGCCCAACAGTGACAGCCACTGCATTAGTTCTTGCATAGTCTCCTGAAGACCCAGAAGAATATAGGCACCTCATAGAATAATTACCAGTACATACGTCTAAAGTATTATTGAGAACTTCTTGAGTTCCTCCACTGAAAGCCCATCCTGACTGATCTCCTACTTCAAAACCAGAGTTAGATCCTAATAGATTGGTAGTACCAGTTTCAATTGCTACACAGCCTCCAAACCACCCATCTCCTCGTAAGGAAGCTACAGAAGTTACTGGATCTTGTCCTTTCGTAGACTTAAAACTGTTATTAAAATGGAAAAGCATTTGAGTATAACTATCTATAGGAAGACCCCAATCAGAAGAAGTTACTTCAAGAGTTCCTTTAATAGTTACCGTGTCTCCATCGAATTTAAGATAGTCCCCGCTAGCTCCTTGAACCATGAATTTCCACGTATCTACATCATAACCCATCCAGAATCCAGACCCAGATTCATAAGCATCCATTCCACCACGGAGGTATCCTGAAGCATCGACGGTAAGACCTCCTGTTTCTGTGGCTATGGAGGACAGGTAATCTATTTCACCAAATTCAGCGGTAATCGTGCCTGCCTGAATCAATCCTCCATGGATTATCTTATTCTCTGCGGCTTGCCACACAGCAGTTCCATCAAAGTAAGCCATAACCCAAGTATGTGAATCTATTGTTGGCTGCTCATCTCCTGGGGTAGATTCAAATGTCGTAAATTCTTCTGGATTATCTTCACTCCATAAGATGTAGTCCTCAGTAGTAGATCCTGCAGGAATTGTATGGGTCTCTCCACCAAAAGTAAGGGTTCCTGTTGTCCAAGAAGCAGTTCCAGCAGCCGCTGAAAAATCTATTCCTGATGTTAAGGGGACATCAAAAGACCAAGATTCTAATTCAACTCCTTGAACAGTCGCATGTGCGGAGGGAGAGGAGTCGAAATCTCCCTCTCCAAAACTATCAACAGGAGTAACTCTTACCCACACTACATCTCCACTTGATAAAGGAGAATCATTAATTGACGTGATTGTTCTACTCGTTCCGTTTACAAAGGAATGGAAATCTCCCGAAGTAGCAGTAGAATCTAAAGCTGCATATATATTATAACCAATAATATCCAGATCATAACTTATCTCAGGAGCATTCCAAGAGATGCTTACTCCTCCTAAAACACCAGTTGCTATAAGGCCAGTTACTGTAGAAGGGGCAGTATTTGTTGCATTTCTTTCCACCCATTCACTAACCTGACCAAATTCATCAACTGTTCTAACTCTAGCTGAAATCTCTCTTGAACTTGTAGTATTATATTCATATCTGAATATATACTTAGTATCATAAACAGTGTCTTCTCTTAATAAGGTTCCTCCTAAATTATATTCAGAATAAACTTCTATATTGAACCCAACCCATATTGTAGAAGCAGGAGCTTCCCATACAAAGACACAATCTCTTCCATCAAAGTTAGCTACCAAATTAGTAGGAGTTAGAGTACTTACATTTGTAACTTCCAACTCAGCTGCGTTCTGACTTAGAACGTGAGCATTGTTTTCTGCCCATACTTTTATTGTAAAGGTA